TTAGAAGAAAACCGATACAGAAAAATCGTAAATGCAGATGCAAGACGAATTGCTTGGTTTGTTAATAATTCAATGTCAGAAAATTATGATGATATGCCTGAATCAATGAGAAAGAAATGGGTTAAAGCGGAATATAAAAAAGAACGATATATGGCAAAAAAATTTTTGGAATCAAAAAAACAGAATGAAAGTGTTGAAAGTAAAGTAAGACAAATCATCAGAGAAGAAATTCAAAAGTTGAATGAAAAGTGATTAAAATTTAAAGCAGGTGATAATATTATTGTTAATACTGGAGGTAAAGATATTAAAGCAATAATAAATCCAGAAATTGATAGTAAGCTTAAGGGAATATATTGGAAAGCTCAAGATGCATATAATGTGTTATTTAATAACAAGACATCTCAATATATTCCAAGCAAATATATAAGAAAAAGATAAATAAGGGTATATATGGGGTATAACAAACGAAACACAAACAAAATAGAAATTACTGGGACACGGGTTGAAGTGAAACATAATAATATAGAGTTTGCATTAAAGAAATTTAAGAATAAGATAAAAGATTCTAATTTGATGTTAGAACTAAGGGAGCGTCAAACTTATAAGAAAAAATCTGATAAAAAACGAGAAAAACAAAATTTAATTAAAATAAGACATAAATATAAACAAGAAAAAGAAAATAATTTATATTAAAATTTAATTTATTCATATTTATATATGAAACTAAATACACCGTTTATAGAAGGGTTTTACGGTGTCTAAATATCCCCTAAAGTAACTTACCTATTATAGGTCTTAATACCTATATTTCCAATAAAATAAATAATGGAGAATCGCAATGAGTGATTTATTAAAAGAAGCAATCGCTGATGCTAAAGCAGTCCGAGAAACGGCTTTACAGAATGCGAAAATGGCTCTACAAGAGGCATTTACACCTCATTTAAAGTCAATGTTATCTGCTAAACTGCGTGAAGATGATGACGAGTATGCAGACGATGATGATTTTGAAGGTGAAGAAGAATTTGGTGGTGAAGATGAATTTGCCGGCGAAGATGAAATCGAGGGTGGTGCAATAAGTGATGAAGTTCCAAGTGATGATATAGACATAGATATGGATATGGGTGACGAGGAACCAGAGATGGAAGAAGAAGGTATCATTGAAATAGATGGTGTCAAGTACGCTCCAATCGTATCAGAAGATGAATTAGAAACCGACGAATTTGGAGGTGATGATGAGGAATTTGAAGATGACGAGGAAGCACTTGATTTGGAATCCATAATTCGAGAATTAGAAGCTGACATAAATGAAGAGGACGATTTAGAGGAATCTGATAATCCTTATGATAATAATGAACAGCACAATGACTATAAATCGGTTAAAACTGAATCTGCAGATGAAGATGAGGATGAAGAATTTGAAGTAGATGAATCCTTATTTTTAGAAGATGACGATTTAGACGAGGAAGTCGACCAATCATCAGGTATTGGGACTGGTACAGGAAAAGGTAGCACAGATAAATCTTCCGGTATTGGAAATTCAAATAAAAAACTAAAAGAAGTTACTGCACAATTATCAGAGTATAAGGAAGTAGTTGGTTTTTTACGAGATAAATTAAGCGAAGTAAATATTTTAAATGCTAAATTATTATTTACAAATAAAATATTTAAACAATATGCTTTATCCAATAATCAAAAGATGAAAGTGGTAGAAAACTTTGATAGAGCTCGTACAACACGAGAAATCAAATTGGTTTATACTACTTTATGTGAAAACTTTACCAGCACAGGCCCGGTAAAACGAAAATCAATTAACGAATTAGCAAGTGCTAAATCAGGCTCAACTAAACCTTCTCGTAAGATAATTACAGAAGAATCTGCAGTTGCAAATAGATTTAAAAAACTTGCTGGTATTAACTAGGAGATAATATAATGAGTAATTATATAAATGAAACTCTATTAGATACATCACCATATAAGAAGCAGCAAGATGCTGCAGCAAAACTTATTGTAAAATGGGAAAAAACAGGATTATTAGATGGTCTAAATGAAGGGTATCAAAAAAATAACATGGCTATGATGCTTGAAAATCAAGCAAAGCAGCTATTAAACGAGGCATCAGTTGGTAGTCCAAGTGGTGGAAGTGTAGGTAGTGCATTTAAAGGTGATGAAGAATGGTCAGGTGTTGCATTACCATTGGTTAGACGGATTTTTGCTGATATAGCAGCTCAAGAATTTGTATCAGTTCAACCAATGAATTTACCATCTGGTCTTATATTTTACCTTGATATGACACATGGAACAACATCAGGTGGATTTACTGCAGGTGAAGGTAGTTCTGTATTTGGTAAACAAGGTCCATTTTCTCCATCAGGCTCATCAGCCCCATATGGTGAAGATACAGGATTTTATGGTGCAGGTCGCTATGGATATACTGCTCCAAGTCAATCTGTAACAGTTCATTTAGATGGTGCAGTTGCTGCATCAATGAAGGACATCAACTTTGATGCTGATGTTTCACAATCTTATGGTGGAGCTCTTTGGAAAATGACTGGAACTTTAACTGCAAATAGAGTAGATGTACTATCAGCCAGAGGATGGGCATTCTCAGGATATGGCGGTGGTGCAACAGGTTCTGCGGGTACCGTATTAAATCAATTTGTATCAGTTGATACTTCAAAAGAAGGAGCATCAAGTCATACAGTTACAGCAATAGTATCTGGTTCAACAGCAGCTATTGTGCAGGGTAATTATACTGTACAGTACTTTGAACAACCGACTGAAGCAATTAGAGGTGACTTTGAACAAACAACTACTGGCTTTGGTGCTAATCCAGAAACTGATTTAAACATTCCTGAAATTAACTTGAACCTAAAATCAAGACCAATCGTTGCTAAGACTCGTAAGTTGAAAGCAGTTTGGACTCCTGAAATGGCTCAAGATTTGAATGCTTATCATTCAGTTGATGCTGAAGCAGAATTAACATCAATGTTATCTGAATACATTTCAATGGAAATAGATTTAGAAATATTAGATATGTTAATTGCAGATGCAGTAACAGTCGATTATTGGTCAATGAAGCCAGGTAATGATTACGATTCACAATCTAACTCATTTGTAAATACAACATTTTATGGTACACGCTTCGAATGGTATCAGACATTAGTTCAAAAGATACAAAAAGTATCTAATGAAATACATCGTTTGACATTAAGAGGTGGAGCTAACTTTGTTGTGTGTTCACCAAAAGTGGCTACTATACTTGAATCGTTGCCAGGATATAACGCTAACTTACCAGGTGGTGATTTAGCAGCTAATCAGCAATTTTCAATGGGTGTAACTAAAATTGGTGCAGTAAATAATCAGTATCAAGTTTACAAGAATCCTTATATGCATGAGAATACAATTCTCTTAGGATATAGAGGTACTAACTTCTTGGAAACAGGTGCTGTTTATTCACCATATGTTCCATTGATTATGACTCCGCTAGTATATGACCCTAAGAACTTCCAACCAAGAAAAGGTGTGATGACACGATACGCTAAGAAGATGGTTAGACCAGAGTTCTATGGTAAGATATATGTAGCTGACCTTAATATGCTGTAAACAATACTTAACCAGTGATATGGGAGCTGATTAATTTCAGCTCCTTAATCACACTAATAGGAGAAAAAATATGCCGTTTATAAAAAAAACACATACATTTGAAGGTTTAAAGTATAATTTAGATAATAAGGATAGAGTGGCTGCTTCTGCTGCAACACAAGGTGTTGACATTGGAGTTGTAACTCAGGCTACAAATCATGCTACTGGTGTCACTCTTAACAAGCGAGCTGGTGTAATTACATTGGCTGGTGATGCTGTGGCAGCAACAACGAATGTGGAATTTACTTTTACTAATGATACGATTAAAGCTGATTCCGTTATTTTATTGACTATGCAAGATGAGAATACCACGGATAACAAACAACTTGCATGTGCAGTCCATACGATTGCAGCAGGTAGCTGTGTTATAACAATAGTTAATCCTCATTCTGCTACAAGTACAAGTGCAACTGCTAGTAAGATTCATTTCTTAATTATTAATAGTACTGCTTAGTAACTTATACTAATGTATAAAAAACCTTAAAGGGGGTGGATTAAATTCTATCCCTTTTTTGTTATATTTGCTTATATTTATAGATGAGTTATAACCATATTCTTTTTTGGAGAGTTTAATGTCAAAGTTTAATTATATATATTCTGACCCAACTATATCTACACCCGCATCAGGTTCAACCCCGTATGGGACTTATGACAACGATGCGTCGTTTGTTACGGAAAGTGTTGATATATGTAAATGGGTTGCTCGTAGATTGGGTCACCCTGTTATGCAATTGGAATTTAATTCGGGTTCGATATATGCTATGTTTGAGGAATCCATATCAGAATATTCTTTGCATATAAATCATTATAATATGAAAAATTGGATATGGGAATCATATGGTTCGGATTCTAAACTATCAGGGTCAGGGTGGTCAAATAATAGTGAAAACAGAATGGGGACTGGTTCAGCGACTGTAACACATCCACACATGGGAACGACCTTTTTATTATCAGACCAATATGGTGAAGCGATTGGGTTGGGTGGAACAAAAACTATGCACACAGGTTCAATAACTATTACAGGTTCAAAGCAAGTTTATGATTTAGATAATGGTTCTAATATACCTGCATCACATAAAGGAAAAAGGTTAGAAATTCATACAGTATTTAATCAAGGTCCATCATCTATTACAAGATTTTATGACCCATTTACGGGTAATTATGACCAAAGGAATATGTTAGATAGTTTTGGGATGGGCAATGTATCTCCTGCAGTATCATTTATATTACGACCAGTTTCGCATGATATAACACGAGCACAAGCAATCGAAACAAATGATATTATAAGAAAATCTGCATATTCATTTGAATTGATAAATAACCAACTTAGAGTATTTCCAGTCCCAGAATCAGATGATGATGGGAATAAAATATTCTTTAAATATTATGTGAAAGAAGATAAGCAATCTACCGCAAGTACATTTACGGATAACAGAGTAACAGACCCATCGAATGCACCTTACAAATTTATAACATATTCAGAGATTAATGCACCAGGAAGACAATGGATACGAAAATTCACATTAGCATTGTCAAAGGAATTATTGGGTATTATTAGAAGTAAATATGCATCATTACCTCTACCAAATGGTGAAGTAGCTATGGATGGTGAATCATTGAAAGCAGAAGGTAGAGAAGAAAAAGCACAAATGTTAGAGGAATTAAAGGAATTTTTAGATTCAGTTTCATTATCTGAAAAAGCTAGGCAAGAACAGGAGCAGGCTGAATCTGCACAGCAAGTATTAGCTAAAGCCCCATTAGGGATTTACATAGGATAATTTTATGGCAACCAATAAACCATTTTTTGTTCCACAAAAGGAAATAGATTTAATTGACTCTATGAATGAGGAGTTAATTGATGATATTGTTGGTCAAACAGTAGATATATATAAAATAACGGTAGATGATACTGAAACCAATTTATATGGTGAATCTACTACAAAATATTATAATAAAGGATTTAGAGTAAATTGTTTAATAATGTATGATGAGCCTGTTGTCAATTTAGATGAATTTGGACCAGATACAGGGGGGAGTATTGAGTTATATTTTCATAGGACAACTTTAAAGGAAGCTAATTTTTATCCAGAAGTTGGGGATATTGTAGATTGGAATCGCCAATATTATGAAATGAATGCTGTAACAGAACCACAATTGATTGCAGGACATCAGGGGTTTAAACATGAAATTAAAGTTGCTGCTCATAGAATAAGAACATCTAATTTACAGATAGAGGAACGAATAAAATAATGGCTGTACAAGAAATAACAAATAAAACGATAACTAAATTTGATTCATCTCATCCAAATTATAATTCTGAGCTTATCAAACGAAAAGAAGTGAATGGTAATCAGGATTATGTAAAGTCCGATGATAGTGCAACGGACATATACGGTGAAAATACATACCAAGCACAATCAGAACCAAATGGAAATCTTAAAATGGAAGAGATGATGGGTAAGATGATGGGAAAACTTGACAATTTATCAGGAACAAATTCTCAAACTGGAACTGAAGCAGTTGAAGTAGATATTCAACGAGAAATAGCTATATCAATGGTTGACCAAAATGCAGTTAAATCAGAAGTAACATATGGTAGAGTGAAAAACAATAAGAATAAGTTGAAACGATTTAGAAGGATGAATAAATAATGGCTGTAAATCCAATTACAAATAAACATATAGTTGTAGGAAAAAATATTGACCGCTCTAAGCAAGTATCAACTAAAGGGTCAGTACAACGGGGTGTTAGTGGCCGTTCTGCAGCCACATCAATAGTACCTGGAAAAGACTATACTAAAAATTATGCTATCACTTTAAAGGATGTGGATAGTGCAATTTTAAGTCACATAAAACAAGTGCTTAGACCAAAAGTTAAAGAAAGTAATGAAATGGTCGATGTACCTGTATTATATGGTAATGAGGAAAGGTGGGTGTCGGCTAAAAAACGAGGATATTTACGAGATGAGCATGGTACTCTAATGTTGCCACTTATAATGCTACGGCGTATTTCCCATGATGCAAATACAATGTCTGGACAACGGTATTCACATGATATTAACAATGAATATGCATCAGTATTACGAAATTCAAAGTGGTCAAAAAACAATAGATATGATAGGTTTTCAGTACAAACGGGTAAAAAACCCGTATATGAAAATATATTAACTACTATGCCAAATTTTAGAACAATAACTTATGATTTTGTGTTATGGACTAATTATATGGAACAGATGAATGAATTAGTGGAATTATTTATAGAAGAAAATAATAAATATTGGGGTGAATCTGAAGGTTATAAATTTTTAGTAAATAGTGAAACAATTAGTGATTCATCGGACTTTGCACAAGATAGTGAACGGTTTATAAAAATGAATTTACAGATATTTGCTCAAGCATATCTATTACCAGAATATATAAGCTCAGTAGTTACAGAAAAAATTTCAACAAGTAAGAAGGAAGTATCATTTTCAAAAGTTATATTTGGATTTGAAGGTGATGCATCAGATAGTCAAGTAAGTTAAAAAAAACAAATGTAGGAGGTTACATGGATAGTACAAAGCAATTTTCAGATGATGAAATGAAACAATTAAAAGAAATTCAAGAAGCATATTTAGAAATACAGCATAATTTAGGGCAAATAGCTGTAGGTAAATTAAGATTAGAACAACAAATTTTTAAATTAGATGAATTAAAAATTAATTTAGAAAATGAATTTATTAAGACTCAGGAAGTTGAGCTTAATTTTGTTGAAAAAGTCAATAAAAAATATGGTGAGGGTGTGCTTAACCCAGAAACTGGAGAATTTGCACCAAAATAAAATAATAAAAAAATATTGTTTGCAACATTTGTATTATATTTATATATGATATATAATGGTTATTATATGCTTTAAAAAATTCACAAGGAGACCTCAAAATGCCAAGTTCAGAAAAAATAATATCACCAGGAGTATTTACAACAGAAATAGACCAAAGTTATCTTCCAGCCGCAATCGGTGATATAGGAGGGGCAATAGTAGGCCCAACAGTAAAGGGCCCAGCTGGAATCCCAGTAGTAGTAGGTTCATTTTCAGAGTTTGAACAACGATTTGGAGATGATTTTTCAAGTGGTTCAGATTATTATAGGTATTTTACTTCTTTAGCAGCAGAACAATATTTAAAACATGCTCCAAGTTTAACCGTGATACGAGTTTTACCTGGGGATTTTAGTCATGCTTCTTCTATTGTTTCGAGTTCAACATCCACAGTATCATTTAAATTACATACATTAGGTGATGGTACGATAATGAATTCAAATAGTAAAAACGCTACTAATAATGTACTTCCATCGGGTTCAATACATAATTTAAGATGGGAAATTACAAATGTAAATAACAAAAAAGGAACATTTACATTATTAGTAAGGAGAGGAAATGACAGCATTAAGAGAAAGGTTACGCTTGAAACTTGGAGTAATGTTTCACTTGATACTAAAGCGAATAATTATATTGGTAAAGCAATTGGGGACCAGAAATTTACTTTACGCGATGCAGGAACAACAGACCCATATTTACAATTATCTGGGTCGTTTCCCAATAAATCTAAATATGTTAGGGTTGAGGTAATAAGTCCAACTGTTGATTATCTTGATGAAAATGGTGATTTAAGATTAAATGAATTATCATCGTCATTACCATCGTCTGCAAGTGGTTCATTTGCTGGAGGTACAGATGGGACATTATCACATCCACAGAATTTCTATCATAACATTACTTCAACAAATACGCAGGGATTGGACCCTACATCGGCAGGAAATGGTAAAACATCGTATGAGGATGCTTTAAATTTATTATCGAACCAAGATGAATATGATTTTAATTTATTATGGTTACCGGGTATAAGTGATGCAGACCACAATGTTATAGCTTCTAAAGCAATTCAAATTTGTGAGGATAGAGGTGACTGTTTTACAATATTGGATCCAGTATTATACAATAGGACAATATCACAAGCAACAACTGAATCAGAAACACGGGATACGAGTTATGCAGCTCATTATTGGCCTTGGATTCAAATTCCTGATAATAAATTGGGTGGTAATATTTGGGTTCCACCATCAGTTGCAATTCCAGGTATATATGCATTTAATGATAAAGTTGCTCATCCGTGGTTCGCACCTGCAGGATTGAATAGAGGTGGAATAGATTCGGCAATAATGGCTGAAAGAAAATTAACTCATGCTAATAGAGATACTTTATATGATAGCAATGTTAATCCAATTGCAACATTCCCAGGTCAGGGCGTGACTGTATATGGTCAAAAGACTTTACAGAAAAAAGCTTCAGCACTTGATAGAATTAATGTAAGAAGATTGTTGATTAAATTGAAGAAATTTATTGCTTCAAGTTCAAGATTTTTAGTGTTTGAACAAAATAATTCAGCTACGCGGAGGAGATTTTTAAACATCGTTAATCCGTTTTTAGAATCAGTTCAATCTAATTCAGGATTAACTGCTTTCAGAGTAGTAATGGATGAAACAAATAATACTCCAGATGTAGTGGATAGAAATGTCTTATATGGACAGATATTTGTTCAACCCACAAGAACGGCTGAATTTATAGTATTAGATTTTACAGTTCAACCATCTGGTGCTACATTTCCAGAATAATTTTTAAAAAAAATACTATTTATATATGAGATGTTTAATATATAAAACGGAGAAAAATAATGGCAGAATTGATTGATGCTCAAGATATAATGTTTACCCCATTTGAACCTAAAATGAAAAATAGGTTTATAATGAGAATTGATGGCGTTCCAGCATATATGATAAAAGCTGCAAGTAGGCCTGAATTCCAATCAGAGGAAGTGATATTGGAGCATATGAATGTAAAACGATATGTTAAGGGTAAGAGTGAATGGATGGAGCAGCAGATTACATTATATGACCCAATTGTTCCATCTGCAGCACAGGCTATAATGGAATGGATACGATTATCACATGAATCGGTAACTGGTAGAGATGGGTATTCAGATTTTTACAAAAAAGATGTGAATTTCCAAATGCTTGGTCCAGTTGGTGACATTGTTGAAGAATGGACACTTAAAGGTGCATGGATTAAAACTGCTAATTTCGGTGAGATGGATTTTGGTACAAGTGAGCCTGCTGATATTACAGCAACAATCCGATATGACTACGCAATACTCCAATTCTAATATATGTTAATAACATTTGATGAGATAATCGAGGTTTTATTAGAACACGAAGGTGGTTATGTTAATGACCCAACTGATTTGGGTGGGGAAACAAAGTATGGTATCACAAAACGATTTTATCCAGATGTTGATATTAAAAATCTAACAAAAGAACAGGCTAAAGAAATTTATAAAAAAGATTATTGGGTAAAAAACAAAGTCCCACAATTACCCAATAATCTTAAACATATCTATTTTGATATGTGTATTAATCAAGGGCGAGGGACTGCAGTAAAAGTTTTACAAAGAGCTGTAAATGCAAAAGGTGGTGATTTAAAAGTTGATGGTGGTTTTGGACCAAAAACTATTGAAGCTATAAATAAATACAACCTGAGTGCTGACCGAGTTCGTTGTTACAGACTAAAACATTATTATGATTTAGTAAATAGAAAACCTGAACAGGAAAAGTTTTTGTTTGGGTGGTTTCGTAGAACAATAGAAGTATAGGAGTTATAATGGCAACAGAAAACCAATTCCCAACGGAAATAATCGATTTACCTAGCGAGGGAAAATTATATCCAAAGGATAGTCCACTATCATCAGGAAAATTAGAAATTAAATATATGACAGCAAAAGAAGAAGATATTTTAACTTCACAAAATTTAATTAAAAAAAATGTAGTAATAGAAACATTGCTAGATTCATTAATTGTTACACCAGGTGTCAAAACGGATGATTTAATTTTAGGTGATAAAAATGCAGTTATGGTAGCAGCACGGATATTGGCATATGGTCCAGACTATGAGGCAGAAATACGCGTCCCAGGTACAGATGAAATTATAAATCACACTTTTAATTTAGCTGACTGTCCATTCAAAAAAATAAAAGGTAAAGTCACAGGGAATGAATTTAGTACTACTTTGCCCGTATCTAAAGTTAATATCACTTTTAAATTATTAACAGGTGCAGATGAAAAACAAATTAATGCTGAAATGGTGGCTAGAAAAAAATTAAATAGTATGGTTTCTCCAGAATTAACTACACGGTTAAAACATATTATAATTGCCGTGGATGGTGATTCTGAATATGCTACAATAAATAGTTTTGTGGATAGTATGTTATCCCGGGATTCATTATTTTTAAGACAAGAGATTGCCAATATGACTCCAGATATTGAAATGGTTCAAACGGTAGAGATTGGGGGTGCTGAATTTGAGGTAGATATACCAATGACAGCAAACTTTTTTTGGCCTATATCCTAAAGATAAGCCAAATTTACATCATGAAATATTTCAATTAGTATATCATGGACAAGGATTTACACATTCGGATGTATATAATTTACCCACATATTTAAGACGATTTTATCTTAAACATTTAGTTGATATTAGGGCCGCTGAACAGGAGCGAGTAAATAAATCAACAAATAAACCCACTACACAAATTCATAAACTATCGGTCTCCCCCGGGTCGAAAAAATAATTATTTAGTATTCTCTGTATTTATTGATATTCGCTATATTTATATATGATTACAAATGGAGAAATTTATGAAAAAAAGTTTAGATTATACACAACTATTGAGTGAAAATTTTTTTACTAAATTGTTCAATTTATTTAAAATAGAACCAGCTGACCAACAGCAAGTAAAAAGTAATAAGAAAATACAAAATAGCTTAAATTCGTTAAATAAATCCCAAGATGAATTGGAAACTGCATTAGAAGATTTATTAGGTAAAAAAATTGATTTAAATAGATATTCATTGAAAGATTTTTTACGATAAAATGGCTAACAATAATTTAAATATATCAGATTTAAAGGAAGCCCGCAATTTATTAAATGAGATTAAGGATACTATTTCAAATATAAAAAAAGGTTATGATGCAGCCAATACTTCACAAAAAAAAGGATTACAGGATTACCAGGCAGTTTTAGAGGAAATTCTTGCAAATGAAAAACTGGACCGAGCAAATAAATTAAAGCGTGCGAGTTTAATAGATGACTTAATGAAAAGTGATAATTCGTTAAGTTATATTGCTAAAAAACGGGCTGATATACAGCGGAAAATGAATGATGGACGAGTGAAGGAGGGTGGTGCTGCTTGGAATGGGTATAAAGTAGATTTGAAGATGTTAGATGCAGCGGAAAATAGGCTTAAAACTCAAAAATTAATTGATTCGGCATTTGAATCTGGTGATGCATTGGCGGGTGGTATGTTATCTAAGGCTAAAGGTTTAAAGGATACTATGGGTAAGTTCGGGACAAAAGTAGGGTTAGCTACAGCGGGATTGACAGCAGCAGTTGCAATATTAATTTCATTTAGTGGTAAATTAGACACTATTGGACAGCAGTTTGGTGCTATTGGATTACAAAGTAAGGCAATTAAAGGTGACATTTTAGCAGCCGAAGTTGAAGCTACCAAATTGGGTAAATCAATTGAAGATGTTATAAATGTAACCCGTGGATTAACATCTGAGTTTGGGATTGCATTTTCAGAAGCAAGACAAATAACATCTGGTATAATCGATACATCAGTTGCACTTGGATTGACAGTCGATGAGGGAACAAAATTAGTTGGTATATTGAGTACAGTTGGACAATTATCGACTGATACTGCACAAGTTTTAGCTAAACAAGTTACTCTATTGGCATATGCAAATGATGTTGCACCACAGGCAGTATTAAGTGATATTGCAAATTCGGCCGAAACTATTGCACTATATACTGAAAAAAGTGGTGAAAATATTGCTCGGGCAGCAATTCAAGCAAAACGGTTGGGAACATCATTGCAAGAAATGGTATCATCGCTTAGGCAGACATTGGATTTTGATACTTCGATACGAGGTGAATTGGAAGCTTCAGTATTATTGGGTAGGCAATTAAATTTACAACGAGTACGGGAGTTAACTTTAGCTAACAATCTCGAAGGAGCACAGAATGAGTTAGTGAAACAACTCGGTTCAGCAGCCGATTTTAGTAAACTAAATGTGATACAGAAAGAAGCGTTAGCTCGTGCAACAGGCCTTTCAGCAGAACAGATGGCTAAATTAGTTTCACATGAAAAGGATGCAGTTACTTTAGCTGGTCAATTGGCAGGACAACCTGGGTTTGATAAATTGGTAGGAAAAAATGCAATATCAGATTTAACTATGATGAACAATCAATTAAAATCTATGGCTGCATTGCTCGTTAATATATTAGGTCCTGCAATAAATTTAATTTTTTCTGTTTTGAACCCAGTACTGGAACTGTTGGAGAGCATAGTTAACCCATTAAATAATCTGATTCGTAGTGAAAATCAATCATTTCTTGGTGCTGGTATGGGAGCAATTGAACCAATTGGGTTGGCAACAGGTGGTTTAGTGATGAAACCTATAAATGCAAATTTAGCAGAAAATGGGCCAGAATTAGTAATTCCATTAACAGGTACAAATAAACCTGATGATTTATTTGATACAGAGCCAATTGTTGCTGCAATAAGTGAGTTAAAATCAGAAATGAGAGGAGTAAACAGTAAAATTTCTGGTTTAAAATTATCAACTAAATTAACAAATCGTGAAATAAATGTGGTATTAACACCACATTCAACATAATCATTTAGGAGAGAATTCGTGGGTTTAGAAAATTTAAAAAGTATTTTTAGTATAATAGATAACCCATCTATAACACACCAATCTGGTAGATTTACAGGTGAAATTGGACCATTACAAAACTTTCATCCTAACGAAAACTCCAATTTAGATTTTGATATAGGTATCCCTACAGTTGATTTTTTTAATTCAACAACTTCAATATATGGATTCGATTTGGGTCAGGATTCTCCGATATTAGGTTTTTCTAAAAAAATGGGTCCTCCCGGATATTCTTTTGGTGATGGGGATGTTGGTAATAGTTTTTTGAGTAGAGTAAATACACCATATGAGTTAAATTCGCTCCCAACCAGAACAATAAACATATCTGCGGCAGACTTAATACCTACAAAATTAGGGTTTGGTGATTTAACATTGCAGGGAACGGGTGCAGCATTGAACAAACCTGATTGGGTAAGACAGGGGATAGCAGGGTTAGTCGATGTTATACAAACACCATTATTTAGACCACCTGAAGAAGGTGGGATATTTGGTAATAGTATTTATGATAAATTATCTGGGACAGTTGATACTGTTACTGATATTTTAGGGGAATTTGAGGTTGGGTATCAAATATATAATGCTGTTACTAATAAAACTTTGGGGTTAGATACGATAAATAATCTTTTTGGTCCAGTTGATTTTGAAAATGGTAAAATTGTTCTGGGTGGGCACCCAATACGATACCATGACCCTGAAAAAAGTGGTGAAAGTCAACTATACGAAAGTTTTAGTAATGTTGTATCGCCAACAGATGCAGCAACGGCAGAAAAATATGAGGGGCAATACCGAGGAACTGCATTTCAAGTCTTGGGGTTTAATAAAACCCCGAGGGAAAAAGTTTTAGGTAATACAGACCCGATAACAAGAGTTATTTCACACCAAGGAAAATTCAATGATAGGAGATTTTTAGGTCGCGTTGATGGTAGATTGGGTGGATTCACATTTGACCCAAGTTTTATATCTATAACGGGTGGTTCTATAAACTTTAACCAGGGAAAAATTGAAGCATATAAACATATATTAGACGATACTGCACAAAATATTAAAGATAAGTTAATAGAGAAAAAAAATGATACAATTAATTTTTTTAAAGGTATGTCGGCTAAAGATGTTCTCTTTTCTGGAGACGATTTATCTGGGTTGAGAGGTATGAAACTACCTTTTAGTGAAAATGAACATATTAAAGCTATAGCAGAAGGCATGGGGGGTGTATTTAAAGACATAGGAGGTTGGGGTGCCCCGATTTTATCGAATATTAGTAATTTATTTAAGGTAAATATATTACGGGTTCCCATGGGAACTGATGCAGGTGAGTGGTACGGGGGTAAATTATCAAATTTTGGTGATACATTGAAAAATTCCAAGGTTGGTAAAGCAGCTTCAAAAATAAGTATTAAGAATATTAAAGGTTTTGCTGAAGATGTTAAAAAAACTATACAAAAATTTAATCCAATTACATCTGTCGATTTACCCATATTGAAAATATCAAATCCTTTTGCAAATCATTACAGTGAGTATGGGACGCCTGCTAATGCCCAAACTATGAATTTATATGATAGGTATAAGGACCTCGATACATCATTATTGCAATTTCAAGAAGGTTTTTATAAAGCACAAGCTGGTGATAGAACAAATAGTGTTACTAATAATTTACCTGCTGCTTTAGCTGTTTATGATATAACAGCAAATAGTAAAAAAGGTAATTCAATGCTTGTTGAAAAATTTATAAAAAAATTAAATGTTCCGTTTAAATCACAAAATAATGTTTCAATAACAACAAAGAAGCAGGCTTCTGCACACTTTAAATCTTCAATTAAAGCAGCAAAAACTTCAGCATTGGCAGGTGTTGCTGGCAAATTAACAAATAATTTACCAAAATTAGCGTCTGTATCGGGGTTCGGTCCAATTGGTGGAGGGTTGAAATTACCTGGTGTATTAGGTAAAGGTAAAGTGTCAGATAATAAACAGGAAATTAACGCGACAGGAACAACACATGAAGATATGGGGAAAGAAACTTACGGTGGAGGCCCAAATACGGGGGTAATACAGCCATCAGGTTTTTATCCTGCAAAATTGCAACCATCACAAGAAACTGGGCAACCGGCAGACTCTATGACTTTATCGGAAATTAAAGGTGATTTAACTGCTAATCATATTGCTGGAGCTGGTTATGATGTATATGGGGATGGTACTAATGTTATTGAAAGTGAAGATAATGGTATGCCAGTGTATTTTAGAGATTTACGCGATGGTAAATATATAATATTTAGAGGATATATTAATAATTTAACAGAACAATATTCACCGACTTGGAACCCAGTAAATTATATAGGACGCAGTGAACCAGTGTGGACATACGAAAGGGCTGAGCGAGATATGAATTTTTCGTTGAAATTATTTGCCGGTTCGGCATTAGAATTGAATGCAATATATGGTAAATTGCGGGTGTTATCTTCTTTTGTTTATCCTGAATACGATAATGACAGCAACTTGGGTGGTAAGATGAGAATGAAGCCACCACTATTACAATTTAGGTTAGGTGAGTTATATGGTAGTAATGGTGCAAATGGGTTTGAACAAACATGTTTTATGAAAAATCTAGGTTATACATTTGATGATGTTAGTACATGGGAATTTAGAGCAGGGCAGAGGGTTCCTAAATTAGTGATGGCAAATATTTCTTTACAGATAATTCATAAAACGCCACCAAATAAAAATACTAAATTTTATGGTTACGATGGTAGTTTTGAAGGTAATAAACAACTAACTTTATAGGAGATAATCGTGGCAAGATATAAGAACACTAACATCAATACATATACAGCAAGACCTGATAAAAAGCACTTGGATAATATTACTAAGTATGATACTACTATATATGCAGTTGTCCCAGAAACTAATGAGGATTTATTTATTATCACAACTGAAGGTGACAGATTAGATAATTTAGCTTACCAATTTTATAATAATTCAAGGTTATGGTGGTATATAGCAAAAGCCAATAGCCTAAATTTTATGACGATAGAACCAGGTACCCGTTTACGAATACCATCGTCTGCAGCTTTTGCAATAGGTGATTAATAATGGGTAGAATAATTGAAATGCAGACACATTGGTCTGGTGGTAAATTTACCAGTGAGGAAGATGCTAAATTAAAAAAATCAAAAAGTAATACAACTTCCGATAAACAAAATAAAGAGAATAAAGGTCCAATTAAAATAGTTGAACCACCAAATCAAGTTGTTCAAAAGCGTATATTTGGTCAACCAATCGATACTAAAATACATGAATTGTTGCAACAAAGGCAATTTAATAATGCTGGTATAAATCCCAATCAATCTCGGACTGTTTCAGTAACTGGAGGAGGGCAGGCAATACCTGGTGGTAGTGTAGCAGGGGGATTTGAACTTGAACCTATTGATGTAGTTGGTAGCAGTAAAAATAATTTCAATACATTATCTGAGCAAACATCATGGGCAAGAATGTGGACTGCAGTACGAAATACTTCATTTACGGGTGCCAAAGGTGTATCAGAGCAAACAGTTAAAGATGCATCAGAGTCAGAGAAACATTTTTATTTTGAAAAAAATGGAAGATATTTTAAGATGGATAAAACTATTCTCGATACTATGGTGTATGAATTGGGTAATAGTAATTATAGTACCTTCGTGGCATCACCAAATACACCAATTACTTCTACTGTAACTAATAGTCCGACAGCAAATGCAGATGAGACTTCTACATTCAGTGCTGAACTTAGTGCAAATCAATTTCTAAAACCCCCTGCAGGATTAATTTCTATTGATTCAACTACTGAAGGAACATTGGGGGCTATAAAGCGAACTACGGTAAATTTTATGGTGCATAATTTTTATGATTTTGAAAATATTTATCTGAAATATTTTTTAAAACCTGGTGCACTATTATTCATTGATTTGGGTTGGAGTGATTCAGCAATGTATGATAACCGTGCATTAGTTGAAGAAAATGGTGGTAAGGATATGGAGAAAATGCTATTTGGACGGGATGGTGTATTAGATAGGTACCCAGGAGAATTAGAAATAATAATGGGATATGTTACACACTATACATCAAAGGCTTTGGCAGATGGTAGTTTTGAATGTAGTGTGGAGATAATTTCAAAGAATGAGATATTAATAAATAATCAATTGGATGAAGCGAGTGGTGTAAAAAATAAGACTTTTTCATTTATGGGTCCATATTTAATTAATACACTGATAGGTGAACTTGGTATAGAACTCGGAACTATTTTTGCTGATATAGACCCAAATGTAGAAAAAATTAGTGAAAATGATGTTGCAGCAGAGCAGGACTATATTGAATCATGGGGTAGAATATTATTTGGTGGTGGGCATAAAACAACTGATATACCTAAAATTGGAATCGAGAGGGGATTATATTGGCAAGAAATACCATACATTGATACTAAATCTGGTGTGTTTGGTAGAAAAAAACGAAAATATAGCAATGGTAAAAACTTATATATTACTTGGGGGTTCTTTGAAGATAAATTTTTAAATAACGAATTAGGGTTATTTTCAGATGATGAAATGAGCACACTTTCAAATTCAATAAATGCAAAATTTGATACTACTAATTCATTTGTGCCATTAGATGCAAACCTACAAAAACGGCAATATTCGATTTTAGACAAATCGTCATTGGTTTTCATGTATCCGACAAAATGGGGGGTATTAGAGGATAAAGATAACGATGAATATTCCAGTTACAGTTATGTACAAGGTAAATACTCTGGTTTACAACGGCAGCATGAAAATCTAGGAGTGTGCCCAATATCTGAATTATGGATAAGTTTATCAGTAATCCAGCAAGCGTTTTCAGAGTTTGATAGCGTTAGTGCAGCATTGATTGACATAATGGATACTATATCTGCAGCTGCATTTGATATATTTAGTTTAAAATTGAGTACTAATGATAATGCAGTAACTTCACTATCCGTTGTTGATAGGAATTTTACAGATATGGATACTCAATCCTTTAATGATTTATTTGTGTTTAAACCTCATTCTCCGCAGTCTATCATTACAGATATGCAACTTAATTACACAACTCCACAGAATGGGTTACAGAACTTAATAGCTATACAAAATACTATATCACCAATGTTTCCTAATTCATCTAATATTGATATGAATTTAGCATTAAAGGGGTTGATGGCGTTTGACAATACCAATACATTTGAATATTTGCCGCAATCCGACACGGGTTTGTTGAAATTAAAATCACGGATACAAGAAAATGAAATTTCGTCCCAAAATAATAGTAGAGTTGAAGTGTCAACTGGTAATATAAACTCTGATAATGTAACTTCTGCATTAAGTAATATATATAATGTTGAAACAGATGACTATGAGGACAAAGTGAGTCAGTTGGAGGACGCAAGAGATGAGTATGTACGGGCTGCATTCGAGGATGAAGCAGAGCAAGTAACGAATGGTTATGGGTTTAACCTCGGGGGTCCATTCAGTGGTGGAAAATCGACAACTAAACCAATTGATGATGAATCTACTAAAAAAATTAAAGGTGTTGTTGATTATACTTATGTAGATTCATTGGAAGAATATTATGGGTTGTTAGCAAAAAATAAATTTTATTTTGAAACATTTGATACGATTATTCCAATGGAGCTAGAACTATCTATATATGGTATATCGGGTATTGCTCCTGGTGATTTATTTAAGGTAGATTATCTACCATACCAACTCAGAAGTAATATATATTTTCAGGCAATAACAGTAAGTCAGACACTTACTGCATCAAGGTGGACTACCCGTATAGTAGCAGTTCCTCGTGTTAGACGGAAATTAAAATCAGATTTAGTATCAGGCGATATTCCAATATATAAAATCAATGATGCAACTAATATACGATTAACAAAAAAATTCTTGTTGTCACAAGGTGTTAGCCGTAATGCTGCATGGTTATTTACAGATTTTACAGTATTGGATGACCCCAGGGTCAATCAATATAATGATATTTTTGTAGTTAAAGGTTTAGTATCGGCCGAGTCATTACAGGATTCATCTATATGGGATAATGTTGTAATGACGGGGGAAAATAAAGAAGGTACTTATAATAATTTTACAAATAATTTACATTCTTGGTTTACAGATAAAGATGAATATGAAAAAAATTCAGAGTGGTTTCCATTAGAAGTAGATTTTGCTGAAGGGGTATATGTATATGTAGTAGTATCTGGATTTAAAAATTTAGTTTTGCCAGGTAAAGCTAACAAAAACCTTGGTGAGTGGATCCAAAAAATTGTCTGGATAAGCCACCATTCTACAAAATTAAGGATGCAACCATCAGTATCATAAAATGCTTGTTTTATATATAAAAAAAGTGTTATATTATAGTATATAGTAAATTAGGTTATAAATGTACATTGTAATTCCAATACATTCGGATGGGTTTATACATCCATTACACAAGGAAAATAGATTATCTCTGCTTTATGTCAAAGAGCTAGGTCAACCCGGTCGTGTGCTTACATTCAATCACATGGATTTACTTGCATCAGATTCGTATGAATTTCTAAAAAATGAAACTATATTAACACCGTCTAAAAAACATTTATTATCAGTATATCCATTTAAAAATGTATATGATATGAATATGTTGAATTGGTGGATTTACAACAAACCAATGAATTTAGATATAAAAGTAAATACAATAGATATATTAAATAATAGATTTTATAATCTTAAAAATATAAATACAGTAATTCCTATATATAAACATCTTGAATATTGTAATAAAGTTGCAGAATATATAGAGCAATTATGGGAAAATAAAGATAAAATTGATTTTAATAACTATTTATTATATAATAGAGATGCAATATTAGCTTATTATTCAATCGAAAGACGAGGTATCAGGGTTTCAGATGATGTATGTGATGTATTCGATAATAGAGTAAAAAAACATATTTCAGATAACAAGTTATATTCAGATTATTTTTTAAATACAACTACAGGTAGGCCAAGTAATTCATTCGGTTCAATCAATTTTGCAGCACTTGAACCAGCAAAAAGAAAAGTATTTATACCTGAAAATGATATTTTTATTGAATATGATTATGATGCATATCATTTGAGAATAATAGCAGATTTAGTTGGATATAAGTTTCCAGATGGTTCAGTCCATGAATATTTAGCAAGTTGGTATGGTGTTGAATATGATGAATCTAAAAGTATAACATTTAAAATATTATATGGTGGTATAAGTGACGAGATGGCGAATAAAGTTCCGTTCTTTAAAAAAGTAAGAGAATTTATATCGTTACAATGGAAGTTATTTAATTCACAAAAATATGTTGAAACTTATATTTATAATAGAAGAATTGTATCAAAAAATTTAGAGGGAATGAATGCTAATAAGGTGTTCAATTATTTAATACAATCGCATGAAACTGAATTAAACATAAAAACAATAATTGAGTTACAGCGATATTTATTGGATAAACAGACTAATTTAGTGTTATATGGATATGACAGTTTTTTGTTTGATTTTTCTAAAAATGATAGTGAGCACATTCTTTATAATTTAAAGAAAATATTAGAACGGAATGGTCACCCAATAAAATTAAAGCAAGGTTATAATTATCAGGAGATGAAATGAAAAAGAATGCAATTGAATATTTATTAGAGCGATTATCAGTTAAATTTGGTATTATAGATTTTAATCAACCAATACAGATTGCATATTTATATGAAGTGTTGACTCATATGGATATTCCAATACAGTTAGCTCAGGAATCTATATCGCGATTAACTGAAGGTGATAGATTTTATGCTAAAAATCCTAAAGGTAAAAAAATAAGTGCATTTGATACTGAAGCTGCAAGAGATGCAGCTATAAATTCAAAGGGATATATAAAAGTATCTGATGCAGAAGCAGAACGAGAACTAAATAAACAAACTAAAGATACAGTAAAAAACCAGCGTGATAAGGAAAATGATACTGAGCCAAAAGATGATAAATCATCAAAACCTCAACCTGATACTTCCCCTCCTATAACTGATATACCTACACATCAATTTACTGGTGCAGAGCAAGATATGCAAGATGATGGTATAGGGAAATCATCAGATGAACAGAGAAAAATAGACCATGAAACTACTGATTCGCAGTTAAAATTGACTGTATCTGATGCAAAGGCTCAAGCAAAAAAGAAGGGTAAAAAAGGAGTTGGTGCGGGCACACCAGAATCGAGGGCTGGAGAGGCAGCAACTCATTATGCATTAAGACAATTAAAAAATGGTAATTCACTTGCAGATATAAAACAACAATTGATGGCTATATCGAAGGGAAAAACTAACTCAGATACAGGAAAAGTAGATAAAACAGTTTTAACGCGAGAATGGGTCAATGGGGCATTAAACTGTTCGGAATATATTGTTAATAAATTTGGGATTGATAGTATTGAAGAAATAGTATGGGATACACCAAATGGTAGAGCACTGATAGATGTTGAAGGCCACGATACATCTTCGGATATGTTTGTTAAATTAAAGACTGGTGAGCGCGTGGGTATATCATTGAAAAAAGATGGTAAAGTATTTATTTTGAACGGTGGATATGCAAAACAATTTAATGATTTATTGGATGGTTTAAATTTAGATGCTAGTAGTAGAGCACAAATAGAAGATGAATTAGGTTATGATACATTTAAGAGTGACAGAGAAGTTGCATTTTCAGAAGGAATTAGTCATTTAATAAACATATTACCAACTATTCGGGAGGAGTTAGAAAAATATAAAACAGATTCTAAATTAGCAACAAATCATTTTGGACCTAATTATAACAAATATTTGGATATTTTAAATCAAGGTGATGAAGTTTATTATCAGATGATGCAGAAAGCCAAAGAGCAGACTTTAAGTGGTGAAGAAATGAAAGCATTATCAAAGTTAGCTAAATCGAATACGGCCGTCAAAGAAAGTGTTCCAGAAGTGTATAGTGAAATGCGAAATAGTGAGATACGATTGACCCAAAAAATATTGCGTAAAGCAAACAGTGATGAGCAATTCAGAGGGGGGTTGAAAGAAATAGCATTACATGGTATTCATGTGGAAGAGATTTTAGGTATTCATGATAATCCTAAATTAGATAAATTTATAACTGTATATGGTGAATCTGGTGGTGCAGAATTATCACCAGACACACTTGTAAAGTTATTTAATCTTGATGGTTTATATAGTGAACTTACTGATTTAGGTGGTAATGAAAAAGAGCATAAAATTGATGAAATTAGAAAACACATTAGAAGTATGGTAGAGTTTGATTTTAAAGATGGTGCTAGAGATGGTGTGGTGAAAATCAAACATGAGGGCCCACCAGAACAAGATTTTCCATTATTTACTATCAAATGTCGAACTAAGCCAATCGGAGATGCACCAACATTAGAAATGTCACAAACCACATATATGGTAAATGCTTTGAAATACGGACTTAAAATAGACGGTTGGCCAGAGAAGCAACAAAAAACATTCTATACAGGTCAATTGAAGGATTTATACGAGCAGCGCGATGATAGTGCAACGGATGAGAGGAAAGCAGTTGATGCACAAATATCAGAATTAGAAACTAAAAGTGGTTATGTTAGAAAATTTAATCCAAAAACTCGTAAATATATTTTTACTAAGGCACCGGCAGAAGCAGTATAATGAAAACCCAACTATTAGCAACATTCACCACGAAAGTTTATTTAGATGGTATTGTAGATAAAATCAAAGATATTTACCCTATCATATTTGATAAAATTTATGTGTTACAAAATGAAGATTCGCATAAAGAATTAATTTGCACTTATAATGTGGATGTAACTCAATCAGTAGATTATAATGCAATAGAAAATACAATATCATTACATCGAAAAAAACACACTAATACATTGTACACAATCAATGCATTAAATGAGGTTGTGATGAATATGAACAATGGAGTTAAAGACCCAAACACAATAGTGCCATGGGAAAATTACAAAAATTCTATTTTAGTCACTAATTCAGATGGCTTAAATAAAATCAACACAAGGATATTTAAAATAATAAAACTTTAATGTTTTGGGATTTTAATATATACTTATATATAGTTATTAACAATACAACAATAGGAGAAATAGGTTATGAGTGAATCTACCTTATATTATTTTTATTCAGTAGGATGTGGTTGGTGTAAAAAGACAGAACCACTTATTGATGAATTAAACAAATCAGGTTATGATATTCTAAAATTAGATTTATCCGAAAAAGATAATCAGGAATTGAATACAGAATTAAAAGAAAAATACAAAGTTCAATGCGGTACACCGTGGTTAATTGATGCAGAAACAGGCAATCAAATTTGTGGATTTCGTGAAAAAGATATAATTGAAAAATGGGCTAAAGGTGAGGAAATTCCAGAACCACCTAAACCAAAAGGCCCACCTCCTCCACCACCACAAGATTTCAAAGATAAAAAAGGAGTGAGTGAGTGGAAAACAGGGTATGAAAAATGGGTGAAGGAAAATAAACATATGCCAAACCTTCCGCCAGCTGACCAGATGTTAGAACGGCTCGAAAAGCAAGCTGAGTTTATGAAAAATAGACAGAATCAGGTAGCACCTGGTAATTCACCACAATTAGATGTTAGAGTCAGTGCAATAGAAAAAAAGATAGATAGGTTAATGAAACATTTAGGTGTAAAATGAAATTTAAACCAAAGCCAACTGTTGACAGGCAGGCCAGTAAGGTAGAATTGGAGTGTATTGATAAAACTGAAAAGATGTTAGAGGGAGAACATAAGCTCCCTCCAGCATCCCAGATGATACGAAACATTGCAGTTGACCACTGGAAAGGTTTGAAAGCTTTTATCCGTGGAAAACAAGTAATTACAACACAAGAAGAAGCACAACGAAGATGGGATATATGTACAAAATGTCCACATCTTAAATATGATGAAACAAATCCAGATACTAATAAAAAAGATGGTAGATGTACTCATTGTGGGTGTTTTATGAATGTGAAAGTTCATTACGCTACAGCAGAATGTCCTATTAAAAAATGGACAAAAGATTGCAACCACGAAAATAAATGTGGGTGTGAAAATTAATTAAAAAAAAACTTGTTTTATATATCAAAAAAGATATATATTATAGTAATAGGTTATGTGTAAAAACATAAATAATAAACAATAAACAATAAACATAAGGAGATATTTAACATGGATATCAACGCAATAAAAAACCGATTAAATCAGTTACAAACAACAACTTCAACAAAAAACTCATTTTGGAAACCAGAACCAGGTAAAACACAAATTAGAATTGTACCTTACAAATTCAATAAGGACAATCCTTTTAGTGAGTTATTTTTTCATTATCAATTTGAAAATAAAACATTCATTTCACCAGTATCATATGGTCGTCCAGACCCAATCAATGAATTTTCATCTAAATTGAAATCAACGGGTGTAAAAGATGATTGGATTCAAGGTAAACGATTAGAACCTAAAATGAGAACTTATGTTCCAGTAGTAGTTAGAGGGCAAGAAGCTGATGGTGTGAAGTTTTGGGGATTTGGTAAAACAGTTTATCAAGAACTATTATCAATTATAGCAGACCCAGATTATGGTGATATTACAGACCCAATTAATGGACGAGATATTACTGTTGAAAAAATGACACCGGCAGAAGCAGGCAATCAATATGGTAAAACTACAATTCGAGTTAAACCAAATCAAGTACCTTTAACAGATGATAAGGACCAACTGAAAAGATTATTTGACTCTCAGGTAGATTTAAATGAATTATACACTGAACCGTCTTATGATGATTTAAAGGAAGTCCTTGATAGATATATGAATCCTGAAGCAGAAGAAACAGAAGAAGAAACACTCGCCGCAGAACCTGTAGCACCAGTTACTTCAAATGTGGGTGATGCTTTCGATAGTTTATTTGACAACTAAATAGGAGAATAACAATGACGAATAAAGATGAATTAGCATCAGTCATTGCCTCCGAACTCAACAAAACATTCAAACATCAACAAGTTGCCTATTTTTTAGGTGATGAAGATACACCAACAGATATAAGGGGATTCGTTTCAACCGGGTCCTCTATGTTGGATTTGGCAATCGCAAATAAACCAGATGGTGGAATGGCTATTGGTAGAATAACTGAATTGAATGGGTTAGAAGGTAGTGGTAAATCATTAATTGGAGCACATGCACTCGCAGATTGTCAGAAAAAGGGTGGTCTTGCAGTGTATATAGATACAGAATCCGCAGTATCTGAGGAATTTTTACAGGCGATAGGTATAGATACGGCAAATATGTTATATGTACATCTTGAAACTGTGGAAGAAGTCTTTGATACGATTTCAACTATTGTAACAAAAATTCGTGAATCGAATAAAGATAAATTGGTTACAATATTAGTAGATAGTTTAGCCGCAGCATCTACAAAAGTAGAAATGGATGCTGATTTTGATAAAGATGGGTGGGCCACTGCAAAAGCAATTATTATAAGTAAGGCAATGAGAAAAATTACTCAAATGATTGCAAGACAAAAGATTTGTCTAATATTCACAAATCAACTTAGACAGAAACTTGGTGTTATGTTCGGTGACCCATGGACTACTTCTGGAGGCAAGGCATTACCATTCCACGCATCAACTCGTGTTCGGTTAAAGAACGCGGGTCAAATCAAAGATACCAAAAAGAATACAATTGGTATTAAAATCAAAGCACAAGTGATTAAGAATCGATTAGGGCCTCCAATGAGGACTGCTGAATTTCAATTATACTTTGATAAAGGTATTGATGATTTTGGTAGTTGGTTGACCGTGATGAAAGACCATAAATTACTTAAACAAGGTGGTGCATGGTACACGATTCCGCATGTAGATTTGGAAACGGGTGAACTTATAAAAGAGTATAAATTTTTATCTAAAGATTTTGAAGAGCTTATGCTAAATAATTCAGAATTAAGAGATTTTTGTTATACTCAAATATGTGAAGCTTGTATCTTAAAATACGATTCTAAACAACTTGGTATTGATGATGTAAATGAAGTTGATGAGGTAGTGGATGAACTCTAAAATCGATAAAGAACAATATTTATCATTTTTAGACCAAATACAGGATAATCCAGAGAAAACAATAAACTTGAATGATAAGGTGTTGATAATTGATGGGCTCAACACCTTTATTCGAGCTCATGCAGTTAACCCATCATTAAATGATGATGGTATGCATGTTGGTGCATTAATAGGATTTTTGAAGTCATTGAGATATACGATTGAAAAATTACAACCTACACGATGTATAATTGTATTTGACGGTAAGGGTGGCTCTAAAAGGCGAAGAAAAATATTCCCTGATTATAAAGCAAATCGAAAAGTAAAGTCACGGTTGAATAGACATGTAGATTGGTCAACTAGCCCAGCCAATGAGCAAGAATCAATGAAAATGCAAATGAGTAGGTTAATAGAATATTTAGAACAATTACCATTAACTTTAATTTCAATAGATGATATTGAAGCTGATGATACTATTGCATATATAACTAAACAATTATTAACGGATAGTCAAATATTGATAATGTCAACTGATAAGGATTTTCTACAATTAGCAGACGAGCGAATTAAAGTGTGGAGTCCGACAAAAAAGAAATTGTATAATCAGAGTACTATTATAGATGAATATGGAATCCACCCATCTAAATTTTTATTATACAGAGTTTTGGATGGTGATAAATCTGATAATATAGGTGGTATAAGGGGTGCTGGTATAAAATCAATAATTAAATACATTGACCCTTTAACTAAAGGTGATAAATTTAATTTGGATGATTTGATTGAATATTGTGAAAAATCAGATAAAAAAATAAAACTCTTGGATAGTATTACAAATAATCGTAAATTACTATATAGAAATTTCTTACTAATGCAGTTAGATGAGGTAGATATACCGAATCATTGTAAATTAAAAATACAAGGTGCAGTAAATCTGAAAATACCTCAACTGATTAAATATAAAATACAAACTCTTTTTTTACAGGACAAATTGAATAATCAAATAAAAAACTTCGATTCATGGTTATTGGAATTCGTTAGACTGGATAGGTATAGAGGGTTACATGGTAAATAAAATAACTGATTTTGGGTATAATTTTCAGATAAAAACAATTGTGTGTTTGATGAAGGATGTAAAATTCATTGAACAGATACATGATATTTTAGATGAAAAGCATTTTGATAATGAAGCAATAAAATGGATAATAAAAAATTGTAGAAGTTATTACGATGAGTATAAAAAAAATATAACTTTAGATGTTTTTAAGATAAAAACAAACGAAGTACAGAATGAAATACTTAAAACTACTATTGTTGATACTTTACGGGAAGTTTATAAACATTTAGACGCAAATGATTTAGAATTTGTACAGGATAAGGCATTAGATTTCTTTAAAAATCAGGCATTAAAAAATGCAATAATGGGCTCAGTTGAAATATTAGAACAAAAAGGTGATTTTGAACAAATCAAAGTATTGATTGATGATGCTATGAAGGCGGGGACTGAAAGAAATTTAGGGCATGACTATATAGAAGATTTTGACATTAGATATTCAGAAATGGCACGCGAAACGATACCTACCGATTGGGATGTAATCAATGAATTAATGCAAGGTGGTTTAGGTAAGGGTGAATTGGGTGTTATTGTAGCACCCGCAGGTATTGGTAAATCGTGGGTATTAGCTACAATAGGTGCAGATGCAGTAAAAAATGGATATAATGTAGTTCATTATACACTTGAATTAAATGAGGCGTATGTTGGATTACGATATGACAGTATATTTTCTGGTATAGCAAATCAAAATCTTAAATACCATAAAGATGATATTGAACAGCGAATTGAAAAACTTGATGGTAGTTTAACAATTAAATATTTCCCAACAAAAACGGCATCTGTCCATACGATTCAAGCTCACTTACAGAAAATGAAAACATTGGGACATGAAGTTGATTTGGTTATAATGGATTATGCCGATATAATGAAGGATACGAGTAACGCTCGGGAAGTAAGACATGCACTTGGAAATATCTATGAAGAATTAAGAGGAACTGCAGGTGAAATAGAAGTACCAATTTGGACTGCTTCACAGGCCAATAGGTCGGCTCTTGATGAAGATGTAATTGAGGCTCAAAAAGTATCTGAAAGTTATCAAAAGATTATGACTGCTGATTTTGTTATGTCGTTGTCGAGAAAAGTAGAAGATAAAATCGGAAACACAGGTAGGTTTCATGTTATGAAAAATAGATTTGGTCCAGATGGTATAACATACCCTGCATCAGTTAATACAAATAATGGTAAAATTGATATTTTTGATGCGACAACCGTTGGTGGAAAAGAAACACAAGGTAAAATTAATAATAGAGATAATATAGCTAAGAAAATGTTATCTACAAAATTCAAAGATTTAATGGGGGATTAATAATGTCAACTAAAATTATCAGTTATATAGAAATACCAGAAGATTATTGGGTCACATCAGTACCTGAAAATATTGAAATAGAATACATAATTATTGAAGAAGAATAATATTTATAAGTGACCTAAATCAAGGTTTTAATCAAGGAGTTTTAATGGATATATCATCACAAATTTTATCAGATATTACAGTTTATATGAAATACGCAAGATACTTACCTGAATTGAAAAGGCGAGAAACTTGGCATGAATTGGTTACGAGAAACAAATCAATGCATATAAAACAATATCCTGATTTAAAAGACGAAATAAATAAAGTTTACAAGTTGGTTTACGATAAAAAGATACTACCATCAATGAGAAGTATGCAGTTTGCCGGTAAATCAATCGAAATATCACCAAACAGAGTGTATAATTGTGCATATCTACCAATAGACGATTGGCGTAGTTTTGGTGAAACGATGTTTTTATTACTTGGTGGAACTGGTGTAGGTTATTCAGTTCAAAAACATCATGTAGAACAATTACCCGAAATACATCGACCAAATCCAAAAAGAAAACGAAGATTTTTAATAGGTGATTCAATTGAAGGTTGGGCAGATGCTGTAAAGGTATTGATGAAATCATTTTTTCATGGTGGTTCACATATCAAATTCGATTTTTCAGATATACGACCCAAAGGTGCTATGTTAATTACAAGTGGTGGAAAAGCACCTGGACCACAACCATTGAAAGAATGTATTGTAAAAATTCAAGGTATATTAAATCAAAAAGAAAATGGTGATAAACTCACCACATTAGAAGTGCACGATATTGTATGTTATATAGCAGATGCTGTATTGGCCGGTGGAATAAGACGAGCCGCATTAATATCATTATTTTCAGCAGATGACGATTCAATGATTTCTTGTAAAGTCGGCAATTGGTGGGAAGAAAATCCACAACGAGGTCGGTCTAACAATTCTGCTGTATTAGTTCGCTCGAAGGTAACAGAGGATTTTTTCTTTGATATATGGGAAAAAATCAAATTGAGTGGAAGTGGAGAACCTGGCATTTATCTTACAAATGATAAAGATTGGGGGACAAATCCCTGTTGTGAAATAGCTTTAAGACCATATCAATTCTGTAATTTAACAGAAGTGAATGTATCAAATGTAGAATCTCAGGATGACTTAAATGAACGAGTTAAGGGTGCTGCATTCATAGGAACTCTACAAGCTGGATATTCAGAGTTTCATTATTTACGACCGATATGGCAAAGAAATACCGAAAAGGATGCACTCATAGGTGTATCAATGACAGGTATCGCATCCAATAAATTAGATGATTTGGATGTAACAGAAGCCGCTAATGAAGTTAAAAAAGAAAACAAACGAGTTGCTGATTTATTAGGTATCAAACCAGCGGCAAGATGTACAACTGTTAAACCAGCAGGTTCAACATCATTAACTTTAGGAACATCAAGTGGTATTCATGCGTGGCATAATGATTTTTATATCAGAAGATTAAGGGTTGGAAAAAACGAAGCAATTTATGGGTATCTATCAGAAAATCATCCCGAATTAGTTGAAGATGAATATTTTAGACCACACGATACGGCAGTAATATCTGTTCCACAAAAAGCGCCTGGCGGAGCTACAATGAGAACCGAATCAGCATTCCAATTATTAGAACGAGTTAAATTCATTAGTGAAAATTATGTTAAAAAAGGACATCGTGGTGGTATGAATACACACAATGTTTCAGCAACAATTTCAATAAAAGATGGTGAATGGGATGATGTTGGTAAATGGATGTGGAAAAACAAAAGTGCATATAATGGTTTAAGTATCTTACCATATGACGGTGGTTCGTATGTACAAGCTCCATTTGAAGATTGTGAAGAAGCCACATACGAAAAGATGTTAGAAACATTGAAGGAAGTAGATTTATTTAAGATTGTGGAAGAACAAGATGATACTGATTTAAAGGGTGAGATTGCTTGCTCTGCGAATGGGTGTGAAATAGTATAGGAGAAACTGATGAATGAAATAACATTAGAACATATAGCAAACGCCATTAAAGGTGGTGATGTAGATGAAATTAACGAGGCATCGCTTGGTAGAGTTTACCAACACATTACAAAAGAAGCAAGTAAGAGTTTCGCAATCATCACAGCATTTCGAGGTGGTTATTCAACAAAACAAAACAAATCCAGAAATAAACAATTGGGTTCGGATATTCGTGGATTGGGAGTGGGATTTTTCAAAGTAACTGGATATTGGGTTGAATGTCAAGATGACAGTATAGAATATGATGATTGTCCAGAAGACCAAAAGAAACCAGTTAAAGAATTTAGTTATTTTGTTCCGGATATATCAAAACAAGATGCTGTTAAATTGGCTAAGAAATATGACCAAGATGCTATTGTGTATCAAGGTGAAGAAACAAATCAGAAAGTTGAATTGATTAGTAAGACAGGTTCATCTATTATGAAACTTGGTAAATTTTCAGCAAATAAAATAAAACAAGCTTATACACAAATAAAAGGTAGTACATTTGTGTTTGAAGGATTTAGATATAAACCAACAGGGCAGTTGGAAAATATAGCATTTAATGCGTATTTAAAAAATATTGTATAATTGTGTTGTTTTATATATTAAAAATGGTGTAAGTGACAGAATCAATATAAAGGGTGGGTTGCTTGCTCTGCGAATGAGTGCGAAATAGTTTAAAAAAAGCTTGGTTTATATACTAATTGCATCGTATAATATAGTATAATCATTAACAATAAATAAAGGTAAGAACATGAAGAACATTATAATAATATTAATGCTAATACTATCTGGGTGTGAAACGGACACTTTACTAAATAATAATCCACAAGACCACACTATATTACAATTAAACAAATCAATTCCTAACCATGAAACTGATATAATAAGTGGTTACGAAGTTAACCCTCCAGGGTTATACCCATTTATGGCTTCAGTACAATATAATTCAGGTACTATGCACCAATGTGGTGGTATATTGATTGACCCAGAATGGGTATTGACTGCAGCACATTGCGTTGGTACGGGAAATCCATCAGCTTATTACATAAGAATTGGTGGGCATGAAATATTTGACAGTCCTGAACTGATAAGTGTAGATGAAGTAATACAGCATCCCTTATGGGAAACTGATTTTTCAAATATGCTATGGCACGATATAGCATTACTACATTTAAGCACACCATCAGAATATACACCGATTGAATTGATAGATGATATAGCTTTAGAATCAATTGGTGTGGCTAAAACTATGGGTTGGGGTGACACTATGTGGTTAGGTGAAAACTCAGATGTATTGTTAGAAATTGATTTACCACTTATTAATGATTGTTATATTCTTAATCCAGATTTAACGGATGATATTATTTGTGCTGGTGATGGGATATATGCAGGTAACCCTCAATCACCTGCACATGGAGATTCGGGTGGGCCATTAATTGTAGATGACAATGGTACATGGAAATTAGTTGGAGTCGTAAGTTGGGTTAGTTATTATAATCCATCTGGTTTTTCTCGAATATGGTCTCAAAAAGATTGGATTTATAGTATCATTGGGTACCCTCAAATTGAACCTTATTTTAGAATATATATAAAATCAGTTGTAGGGAATGTGATTAGAGTTGGACTTGAAAATACACATTCAGTTGGGTTTTTTAGGTTTCAATTGACTTCCAGTGACTCCTCATTTTGGATGACTAATACCTACGGTGCACCTGGGAGTGGGTGTTACCCCCAATTGCTAGAAATGGCAAGTTCATATCAATTTAGTGTTACAGGTAATTGCAGTGGCTTTCAACCCCCCGGTGGTGATTTTGTAGATGTTGAATATTGGAGGTCAGGTGAAGGTTCATTTGAAATCTGTGTAACTCCACATGATGAATGGCCTACTATTATTGAGTCGAGTGGACCACCAGTACCTGTTATTACAGATGATGAATGTAAGGTGTTTCATGTTGGAGAAATTGAGGATAATGAGTTTAAATAAATATGGAACTTAAGGTTAAACGATTAACAAAAACATCTCGATTACCCGAAAAGGCACACATAGGTGATTTAGGATATGATATATTTGCTGATGAAAGTAAAATGATAGAATCGGGTGATTACAAATTAATATCAACAGGAATTTCAATCAATTGTTCAAGTAACAATTATGGGTTTCTTATTAAGGATAGAAGTTCAATGGCGTGCAAAGGTTTGTTTACTCACGCAGGAGTTATTGATGCTGGATATACAGGTGAAATAAAAGTCTTATTTCATAATTCAAATTCAGATGCAGATGCGATAATTGAAAAGGGTGATAAGATTGCTCAACTCATTCCAACCAAAGTTATAGGATTTGAAATACAGGAAGTGGATGAATTGTTTAATACGAAGAGAGGAAGTAATGGATTCGGAAGTACCGGAAAGTAGTTACAGAAAGAAATTTCCAAAGGGTAAAGATTGGGTTCAACCGACACCAAATCCTCATGGATTTTGTGGATTAAATCCTGATTCATATCATGGGATGGAAACGGTAGCTATTGATATAGAAAAATATAACAAATTAATGAGAGATTTCAGTCGAGTGGTGGTTGCATTGAACCAATTATTACAAGAAAATCCAGAAGATGGTTATATAAAAACGGTGCTCCAAGATGTTGGAGTTCACCCTAAATAAAAGGTTATAGATGTATCAAAATATATGGGTTAATAGAAAACAAAAGAGTATAGAAGTACATTTATGGGACGATGTTGCTGGCTATAGTAAATTTCAACATAAAACTTATGCATATAAAAAATCACCTGCAGGCACATATCAATCATTTTATGGTGATAAATTAAAAAAAGTTAATTTTTGGACACAAGACGATTTAGAGCAGAATTTAATGTTTGAATCGGATGTTCCACTGGAAACCCGCCTCTTAATTGATAATTACTATGATTCAGATGAAGTATCAACGGGGCACAGGGAACTGATATTTGATATAGAGGTTGAAGTAACAGATGGGTTTCCAGACCCACATGCTGCTACCAATAAAATCACGGCTATAGCAATGTATGATAAAGTTATGGATAGTTATACATGTTTAGTATTGGGTAATGTTGATGCGTATGGAGATGGTAACACGAGCATTGAATCGTTTGAAAGTGAAGAGGAATTATTGCAGCGGTTTTATCAAAAATACCTTGAAATATCTCCTACAATAATTAGTGGTTGGAACACTGACTTTTTTGATGTTCCGTATTTATATAATAGAAGTACCAGAGTAGTTGGTCAGCATGTAGCAGATATGTTATCCCCAATTGGTCAAGTATTTTGGTCCGAGCATAAAAATAGATACAAAATAGCAGGTGTATCTCAATTGGATTATTTACCTTTATATCGATTATTTACTTATTCACAACAATCATCATATAGATTAGATTTTATTGGGCAACTTGAAGTCGGTATAGGTAAAATTGAATATGAAGGTACATTACAGAGTTTATATGAAACTGATTTAGAAAAGTATATAGAATACAATTTGAATGATGTGAAAATTGTAAAAGCACTTGATGATAAATTAAAATTTATTGATTTAGCTAAAGGTGTAGCACATTTAGGTCATATTCCATATGAAGAGGTATTTTTAAGTAGTAGATATTTAGAGGGTGCTATCCTTGTTTATATGAAAAATATAGGAGTAGTTGCACCAAATAAAATACTTGGTAATTCATATGGTGATGATTTGAAATTTAGTGGGGCGTATGTAAAAACTCCAATCCCAGGTAGATATGACTGGGTTTATGATTTGGATTTAACATCAATGTATCCATCCACTATTATGACATTGAATATATCGCCGGAAATGAAGCTTGGTAAATTAGATGGTTGGGATGCAGAGGAATTCATTAAAAATACAGATAAAACTTATACATTTACTAAAAATAGTCGTATAAAAACAAAACTACCTGAATCCTTTAATAATGAAGAATTACAAATGGTATTCGATAATAATAATATTTCAGTAGCAGCAAATGGGGTATTATATAGAAATGACAAAAAGGGGTTAATCCCATCTATATTGTCAAAGTGGTTTACTGAACGGTTAGAGTATAAGAGGTTAGCTAAAAAATATAATGACGATGGTGATACTGACCAATTTGGTTATTTTAATAGACGGCAACATGTACAGAAAATTTTGTTAAATTCTATGTATGGTGTATTAGGTTCACCAACTTTTAGATTTTATGACATTGATAATGCAGAAGCTGTAACAACCACTGGAGTGTCATTGATAAAATATACTCAGCGAATGGCTAATTATTATTACAATAATGAATTGGGTGATGATAAGGATTATGTTATATATACTGATACGGATTCCATATTTTGCTCAGCTGTTCCATTAGTAAAACATAGGAAGCCAAACATTGATGTTACAGATAATGATATAATGACAGCAGAAATATTAACTATAGCATCCGAAGTGCAAGACTTTTTAAATAAATCGTATGATGTGTTTGCTCTACGCTTACTAAATGTAAAGGGTGACCATAGGTTCGATATAAAACAAGAAGTGATTGCTAAGAGTGGGTTTTGGGTCACAAAGAAACGATACGGTCAGTGGATTATAAATGATGGTGGTTTTGCATGTGATAAATTAGATGTTAAGGGGTTGGATATAGTTAGAAGTAATTTTCCACCAGCATTCAGAGATTTAATGACTTTTGTTTTAAAGAATATTTTGAACAAAGCCGATAAGGATATTATTGATAACAAAATACTGACCTTTAAAAAACAAATGAAAAACAAACCTATTATTGATATTGCATTACCAACTGGTGTAAAGGGATTAAAAAAATATATTGATAGGCGCGCCAGAGGTTTTAAATCTACGCAACAGTTTGTTAAGATAAAAAAAGGGTGTCCAGCTCATGTAAGGGCAGCTATTCGGTATAATGATTTATTGAAATATTATGGGAAAACAAATTATGAACCAATTAGGAATTCAGATAAAATAAAATGGACATATTTGAAGCAAAACCCATTTAATTTGGATAAAATAGCATTTAAAGGTTATGATGACCCCCCTGAAATAATGGAGTTTATTGAACAATATATAGATTACAATCAATTATTCGAGGGACAATTAAAAAAGAAAATATCAATGTTCTATGATGCATTAAAATGGTCACTGCCAGTAGATAAAAAAAATACATTAGAAAGGTTTTTTTAACTTGGTTTGTATTGGTTATTTTTCGTATATTATAAATATTAGAAACGAGGTAAAAATATGCAGTATATAACACGCTCCGGTACATTTGATTCTGGACATCGAGTAATGAATGAGGCAATGAAATGTTTTAATCTACATGGTCACACTTATTTGTATGATTTGACTTTCTCATTCAATTCTATGAAGGATATAGGTTATCAGATAGATTTCAAGGAAATTAAAAGAGTAGCATGTCAATGGATAGATGATAAATTAGACCACGGGTTCATAGCTAACTCAAAAGATGTAAATTATATCGAAGTGGCTCTAAAAGAAGGTAGTAAAGTGTGGGAGATGTCATTAGAAGGAATTGGTAAGTATTGCAATCCATCTGCTGAAAATGTAGTTAAAGAAATATTTTTAGCTATGGAAATTCTATTTGAAGGATATGATGATTTAAATATCTATGAAATTAAATTAAATGAAACACCCAAATGTTATACTATTTGTAATTCAGAATCTATAAGCGATAGTGATAGAAGTAATTTTAAAAATGTTAGGTACAAGGAAATAAAACAATATGCAGATGATAAGGGGATTGTAGAATACGATGACAGACTACAATAAAAATCAACCATTAGGAGAAACATACGCTTGTTTACAGGGTGAGGGTAAATATATGGGTATTCCTCATATTTTGATACGAGTCACTGGATGTCGGCTAAGATGTCAATTTTCAGATTCGTTTTGTGATACACCGTACGCTTCGTGGACACCTGAAAAAGGTAAATATACTTTAAATGATGTTGTTGAATTTTATGAAAATAATAAACATATAAGCCACACCATGATAACGGGGGGCGGGCCAACATTACACGCTGAATTGTTAAAAGAGTTATGCATTATAGGTAAGACATATAACCATACAATTACAATAGAAACAGAAGGTTCGGAGTTTGTTCAAACTGTGGCTGATTGTATTTCACTATCACCGAAATTAAGTAATTCAACACCACAGCCGGGTTCTTGGATGGAATATGCCAATAGAGCAGTCACTAAAAAGGATAAACAGCAACATGAAAAGTGGAGATGTAATTATAAAGCTATGAAACAATTAATTACAAAACATCCAGATTATCAGTTAAAACCTGTTATATCAAATGAAAAAGATTTAGATGAAGTAAAAGAGTTACAACATATATTAGATATACCGAACAATAAAGTTTGGTTAATGCCTGAGGGTTTGGTAGAAGAACAATTAAATGAACGAAGGAGATGGTTGATGGAATTGTGTACACAAAATGGATACAATTATACAGATAGATTACACATAATAGCTTATGGAGATACACGCGGGGTATGAAAATATTACAAAAATTAGGGTATGCCAATGGTAATATACCATTGACAGGTGAAGAAAAACAAGAAATGATTAGAGAAGCAGCTGAACACTATGGTCGGTATATGAATGCTTTACGAATCGATTGGAGAAACGACCCAAATTCATCTGATACTCCTATGAGAGTTGCGAAGGCCTTTGTTAATGATTTGGCTGAGGGTTGTTATAACGAAGAACCTAAGGTAACAGCATTCGATAATTTAGATAAATATGATGGTATGGTATTTCAAGGTAACATTACAGTAAATTCATTTTGTTCACATCATCATTTACCGTTTGTAGGTGTAGCTCATGTAGCTTATATTCCAAGTATTGATGGTAAAATAATTGGGTTAAGTAAATTAAATAGAATTGTTGAACATTATGCAAGACGACCTCAAGTACAGGAAAATTTGACAATGCAAATTCATAACCACATCGATTCTGTATGTGATGGTAATTTAGGTGTAGCAGTGATGGTATCAGCCAATCACATGTGTGCTTGCGTTCGTGGTGTTAGACATGATGCTACAATGAAAACATCTAAATTGAGTAAGGAGTTTTTAAACGGTGAGAGCAGGTCAAGCTCAGAATTTTATAGTTTTATTAACGGATTAAAATAGGATAATATATGATAGATTTACCATTACCTGAAGGGGTAAAAATAAAAGATTGGTACCCTGTGTTTGGTAACAAAACTGTTAGGTGTAAGAAATTTAATAGGAGGACATGTTGGGAAAAATCAGATTTTCAAAAATGGTTGGTAGCATTAGGTAGGGGGCATGTTATAAACCCATTGATTTATGTTCATATTGATAGTTGTGTAAATTCTTGTTTAAGAGAAGGTAAACTTGATGATGTAAAATATTTTGAGGATTATAAAAAACAAGGTTATGATTATATTACCCTCGAAGGTGGTAATAGGCATGATTCTACTGAGAAAATATATGAGGTAACTCCTGAATTCCATAATAAAAGAATTAATATAGCATTAGTTGATGGTATAGACAGAGAAGAAATGCACGAGCTTTATTTGAATTTAGCAAGTGGTAAATCTCCAAATGACCAAGAAAGACGAACTGGTATATATGGGGTAGTATCTGATGTTGTGCGAAAAGTATCTGAGCGATTAATCTCCATGTGGGATAAAGTTAATGGGATAACACGACCAAGAATGAAGGATGATGAAATGGTGGCAATGATAATGAATTATGTTACTAATAATAGTTTCGGGACACACCCGCTTACAGGAAAAACTCGTACAGAAACCCTTGATTCTTTATATGAAACAAATGAATATAATTCTAAATTATTTAATTATGTTACTGAAAGTCTAAAAGCTTTTTGGGAGAGGGTGCGGGATGACGAAATTGTCACTAAAAAACAACCAAAAGTAGTAATTTATTTATTAACGATATTATTTTCTCATTTTAAAAATAAATATAAAATAGTTAATGAGAAAAAATTTATTAAAGAATTTTTTGATTATTTTAATGATATATATAATTTTGATTATAAGGAGGGTACAACAGAAACACGGGTTAGGTTAAAATTAAGTGGGACACATTATACATATAAGAATTTATTAGGTAATATGTTAAAAAACTTAGGTGTACTTAATGAGGTGGAATATTTAGTTAGGTCAGAACTTATACCAAAATTAGAAACTGCTAGTGTTATTAAACCAATTAATATGGAAGAATTTACATTTAAACACCGTAAAGAATATATAGGATTGCATAAATTTGACAAGCATGGTAATATATATGTCAAAGTTAGAACTAATAATCCAAAGTTAGATTGGTTTCCTGGGCAACCAGAGTTTACAGATATTAGTTTAACGGAATCATTTTCAAATAAATATGAATTAGACCATATTATTCCTAAATCAAAAAATGGGCCTACTTCAATAGAAAATGCAGAATTAACATCTAAAGAGTATAACAGAAAAAAATATAATATAGAGGTAAAATGAAAACAAACATAATAGTTACATTACAAGTTGAGGGAGTACATAATTGGCCAAACGCTAAGAATGTATTTCCAGAAGTGGCTTTTTTATCGAGAGCACATAGGCATATATTTCATATAACAGCTAAAAAAAGAGTAAATCACGATGATAGGGATGTTGAATTTATCATGTTCAAACGGGATATATTAGATTATATGAAAAATAAATATTGGAGAGAGGTCATACGAGCTTATGACTTTAAATCAAAAAGTTGTGAAATGATAGCTAAAGAAATAGTCAATCGATTTAATTTAGAATATTGCTCAGTATTTGAAGATAACGAAAATGGAGCTGAGGTCTATGTCTAATAGAAAATATTTACCAACATTAGCTGAATTAGTGGATAGATTATCGATTATCCAATTAAAGGAAGTTTTTATTGTAGAACATAAAGATGAATATGCAAAAGAGATAGCTGCTATTGTCCATGATATTGATGTGATATTAGATGATGAGAATGTAAAGTTAAGTGGCAAAGATGTTAGAGCTATTATAGTGTTATCGCAAATGAATTTACATATATGGCATAATGAAACACAATATCGTGCAGGAACAGGTGATGGGAATCTCGGATTAACACATGGACTAAATGGTATCAGAAATACTGCAAAGAATATAATACAGGATAATATTGGTGGTAGGAAAGATTATAAAATTGATTGTATTGCTGCAGAATTTAAAGATTGGGAGATAAGCTGGAGTGAGTAAAGTTTTAGTTATAGGTGACAGCTGTAGAGATATTTTTATATATGGGGATATAGAAAGAGTTTCACCTGAAGCTCCAATTCCTGTATTTAAACCAACGCATGAATCTGAAAATGATGGTATGTCGGCAAATGTAGTTAAGAACTTAGAGGCATTAGGGTGTACAGCTGAGATATTGACAAATGAAAACGATATAAAAAAGATTAGGTATGTCCATACAGCATCAAATCAAATGGTTCTCCGAGTTGATGAACATGATTATTGCAGAAGGATACATGAACAAGAGCTTAAGTATGTCAATGATTGGGCTGATACTTTTGATGCAATCATAATATCAGATTATTGTAAAGGGTTTTTAACTGAGGATGACATAGAATTTATATGTTCTAAGTCAGATAATGTTTTCATTGATACTAAAAAATTGTTAGGTGATTGGATTATTAACGCAAAATTTATAAAAATAAATGATTTGGAGCATAAAAAAAATTATGAGCGGATACCAAATTATCCACACCTCAATGATAAATTAATTGTTACTCGTGGTGGTAATGGATGTGATTATAAAAATACGAATTATCCAGTCCCAGAGGTATCAGTAAAAGATGTATCTGGTGCAGGTGATACATTTTTATCTGGGTTAGTATCTGAATATATTAAAACAAAGGATATCGTCCAATCGATAAAATTTGCACAAAAATGTACAACTGCAGTAGTACAAAAACATGGAGTTTCAACTATATGATAATATATGTGGATATTGATGGTACAATCTGTCATACTGAAAATTCGGATTATGATAATTCAAAGCCAAGATATAATCAAATTTTAAAAATAAATGAATTATATAGTGATGGACATGAAATAGTATATTGGACTGCTCGTGGGGGCACGACTGGTATAGATTGGAGTAAACATACAAAAAAACAGATAGATGAATGGGGCTGTAAATATACACGGATAGAAACGCAGAAAAAACCATCATTTGATTTGTTTATAGATGATAAATCAAAACGAATAGAGGAGTTAGCTTGAGTCATAAAATAAAACCAACAGTATGTGAGGGGTGCACAGTCCCAAAAGGTTGGGGAGAAGAGCTTATCATAGAAAATAATGAAATGTATTGTGGTAAGATATTGAAATTTAAAAAAGGGTGTAAGTTTTCAATGCATTACCATCTAATTAAGGATGAAACTTGGTATGTCCAAGAAGGTGAATTTAGATATAGATGGATTGATACTGAAACTGCAGAACTACATGGCATTAAACTTAAAGAAGGTGATGTAGTTAGACAACGAATCGGGCAACCACATCAATTGATAGCTGAAACAGATGGAACTATATTTGAAGTTTCAACACAGCATTTTGATGATGACAGCTACAGAATTTTACCGGGAGATAGTCAGTGATGAGAATTTGGACAAACGGTTGTTTTGATGTGTTGCATAGAGGACATATAGAATTATTTAAATATGCTAGGTCGCTGGGAGATGAATTGATAGTAGGGGTGGATACAGATAGTAAGGTCAAAAAAGATAAAGGAGTAGATAGACCATTCAATACTTTGGCTGATAGGATGGCAGTTTTAAATTCCCTTATTTATGTGGATAAAGTGATTCCATTTGATACCACAGATGAATTAAAAGATACAATAAAATGGCTGAAACCACATATTATGGTTATAGGTTCTGATTGGAAAGGTAAGGATGTGATTGGAAGACGGTATGCCGAAAAGGTAATATTTTTTGATAGAATTAGTGGATATTCAACAACTATGATTTTGGAGAATAAATGAGTAAAATAATTTATTTACCAGTTGAACATCCGGGTGGGGCAGACGATGTTAGGAATAATAGCACATACGATACATATATAACAGATTATTTAACTCAGAATGATAAGGAATATATTAGGATATATCCAAATATTCCACACCCAACAAGTTTAAAGGCTGGAAGTTTTCTTGATGCAGAGTTTACTATTAGATTTAAGAGTGCACAACTCGCAGAAATAGCAAGATTATATCGTGATGATGTGATTGTTTCTGGTGATATAATATGGAGTGCTGATTTGTGGCACCCAGGTATTGAAAGTATTGCTTACATGAATTATTTTGCTAAGAAGGATGTTAAAATTAGAGGTATGTTACATGCCGGTAGCTTCACTGATACGGATTTTGTACGGGATTTAGAGAGGTGGGCTAAAAACTTTGAGGATATAGTTTTTGATATATCAGATAAAATTTATGTTGGTAGTGAATTTATTAAAAATGATGTTATTAAGAAGAGGATAGTTGACCCAAATAAAATGCAAGTTACTGGGTTCCCTCTCGATATAGATAAATTAAGTAAATTTCATAACAATAATAAGGAAGATATTGTTTTATTTAGTGCAAGGAATGTAGATGAAAAGCAGCCTTGGTTATTTGAAGAATTATCTAAAAGATTAAAAGGTAAAGCTAAATTCATAAATACATTAGAGCATAATTTTAGTAAAGAAGAATATTATGAATTGTTATCTAAGTCAAAGATTATAGTGAGTTATGCTTTACAAGAAAATTTTGGAGTATCAGTACAAGAAGCTGCATATTTAAATTGTGTGCCTGTTCTACCTAATAGGTTAGTTTATCCAGAATTTTTTAGTAAAAAGCATTTATATAATACTTTTGAGGAAAGTGTTTCTATGGTAGAACATATTTTAAATAATTGGAATTTTACTGATGTGCATTGGCCAATAGAACAGATTGGCGTGAGTTGTAATTCAAATAAAAATATAATGGAGGAATGGTTTAATGCGTAAATTTATTTATTTCCCATCATTTTCTGCAGGAGAATATGGTGATAAATTAAAAAAAGATTATAAGTTTAAAAATGGGCACTCGTGCCGATTTTATTCGGATGATTTTCCTGAACAATATAGACATAATCAAGTTTTAATAACAGCGGGAGCTCATTTTAAAACTGATGGTTATCGTAATTTGTTAGGACTATCTAAGGATAATTTAGTGATGGGTGACTCTGGTGGATATCAAATAGCATCTGGTGCTATGAAGTGGGATATAAAACATAGAGATAGAATTTTTAAATGGTTAGAAGAAAATGCTGATGTTGCTATGAATTTAGATATTCCACCAAGATTGAAATATCAAGGTAAATATAGAGAATGTTTAGATATTAGCATTGATAATTTTAAATATTTTGATAAACATCAGGATGGTAGCACTAAATTTCTAAATGTAGTACAGGGTGATGATGATGTTACATACCAGAATTGGTATGACCAAGTAAAAGATTTTGAATTTTCTGGTTGGGGTGTAGGTGGTGCCGGTGGGAGTATGTATCGGTTCATGTCAGGTGTTTTAGCATTAATAAATGGTAAAGAACACCTAAAACCTAATAATGAATATTTTCATATTTTGGGAACATCGAAGATTAGAGATTTTTTAATGTTAATACAATTGCAGAAGTCACTTGAAGAGGTTGGGAGTAAAGTAACTGTTACTACGGATAGTTCGTCACCAGATAGAGCTGTAGTATTTGGGACATTCTATACTAATTTTAGTATTAAGCGGGGTACATTTGAGTCGGTTAATTTTCCCAATGCTAAGCATCAAGGGGATATAATTGATGATTTTTTAACACTTGAAAATATGAATTGGCCAAACTTGACTAAATTTGATGATAATTTATCAAAATTTGTAGGTTGGAAAGACACAGCAGAATGGAATTCTGATTGTACAATTGGTATGAGATTACATAATTTTTTTGTATTCAAGGATGCAATACAGCAGATAACTGATTATGTATATGGTCACAATTATATTTTAGAACAAGTTGTGGATAAAGAAGTATATACTGTTTTAATGTCAATTGATGAAATGGTCAAAAGTGATGACCCGAAGCGTGTATTTGAGAAATATAAACCATTGTATTCTAAATTTAGTAATATGAAAAAAACAATAATAAATAACAGTGCGGGGTTTTGGGAATGATGGATCCAATGTCAATAATGGATCCAATAATGCATCCAGAGCGCCGAATTAATAATATAAAACAAGGAAATAATAGTATGGATAAAAATAAAATAGATAGATTTATAACAAAATATTCTTTAGCTGGTAACGCTAATTCAGTTAAATGGAAATTTACTGATAATAGGTTAGTAACATCATTTGTAACTGAGGATAGAAGTTTATTGGGTCAAGTAACAGTTGATAATTTTGACTTTGAGGAATGTGAATTGGGGGTTTATGCAACAGACCAATTGCAAAAATTATTAAGTGTACTTAGTGACAGCGTAAAACTATCTTTAAATAAATTTGGTGATAAGCCACTTTCATTAGGAATTAAAAATGATTTTGTCGCAGTGGACTTTGTGTTATCAGATTTATCGGTTATACCAGAACCACCTAAAATGAAAAAAATACCAGACTTTAAAACTAAAATTAAAATGGATACTGCTTTTATATCTGCATTTATTAAAGGTAAATCTGCATTACCAGATTCAACATCATTTACAGTAACAGGTACCAATGATGGTGATTGTAAAATAGTTATAGGGTATTCCAATACAACTACAAATAGAGTTAGCTTAGATGTAGAATGTTCAAACTGTGATTTAGATGAAAATGTATCATTTAATGCAGATTTATTTAAGGAAATTTTAAGTGCAAATAAAGAATGTACTGATGCTGTTCTTGAAGTTTCAAATGATGGTCTTGCTAAGATAAATTTTAAAATAGACGATTTTGATGCAGTTTATTATATGGTAGCTAACCAAGAGGATGAGTAATGAGTGTAACGCATTCACTTTGGGTTGAAAAGTATAGGCCTAATAAATTAGATAATTATATAGGTAATGAACATTTAAAGACAAAAGTGCAGCGGTATATAGATGACCAAGATGTCCCTCACCTATTATTATATGGTAGAGCAGGTACAGGCAAAACTACTTTGGCTAAATTAGTCGTTAAGAATATTGAATGTGATTATCTTTATATAAATGCATCAGATGAAAATAATATAGATACTGTACGGTTTAAAATAAGAGCATTTGCATCAACTGTTGGGTTTAAGGATTTAAAAGTTGTGATATTAGATGAGTGCGACTATTTAACGCCAAATGCACAGGCTGCATTAAGAAATGTAATGGAAACATTTTCAAAACATTGTAGGTTCATATTAACTTGTAATTATGTTGAACGGGTCATCGACCCAATACAATCAAGATGCCAATCATATAAGATTGTACCACCTAAAAAATCAGATGTTGCTAGGCACATAGTAACTATATTAAACGCTGAAAAAGTCACCTATGATTTAGATGATGTAGCTACTTTGATAACTGCCGGGTACCCTGATATTAGACGAGTGTTAAACTCTATGCAAAGACAGGTAGTCGATGGAAAATTGAAGGTGGATGTTGATACTATAATACAAAATGACTATAAAATGAAATTGTTAGAATTATTAACTACTAATGCTAGTTTAAATGATATACGACAATTAATTGCCAACAATTCTATTAGTGATTATTCTGAATTATATAGGTTATTATATGATGAGGTTGATAATTATTCTAAGGGGAATGTTGCAGAATGTATATTAGCAATAGCAGAAGGTCAATATCAAGACGTGAATGTGGTTGATAAGGAAATTAATTTTATGAGTACTATATTAAAAATACAGGAAAAAATAAGATGAGAACTTTTGAAGTTGTAAATAATAATGATTGTGCGGACAATACTTGGGGTGATACTGATTGTAGAAAAATTATAGTTACCTTACCCGAAGGACCATATACGGATGAGCGAATTTTAAATAAAACAGGTTATAATCCCGAAAATGTTACAATACGGGATATAACATTGGAGGAGATATTATGAGTAATGACTTTCAAGATTCAATGGGAATGGATATGACAAAGACCGTTGAATATACATGTGAAAAATGTAATTTTGATGTGTTTGAGGCAAAATGTAAAATAAGAAAATTGCCTGCAGATATATCACCATCTGGTGAGGATGCTATAATACCTATGCAGGTATTTGCATGTGGTAAATGTGGCCATATTAACCAAGAATTTCAACAGGGTGAGTTTGAATAGATGCCGATATACACTTTTAGATGTAAATGTGGAAATGAAAAAGACATTATATGCAAGAGCTGTGATACAGAATTACGGATGTGTACTAAATGTGGATGTGGTATGAAGCGGGTAGTGAGTAAGGGTGGTTCATTTAAATTAAAGGGCAGTGGATTTTACGAAACTGACTATAAGGATAAATGATGACAATATTTAATTGGATAGACCAGATATTGGTTAATAAAAAATCATGGGAAAAGTTTGATGAATCTGACCATAAAACTTTCAGTCCATTTATCATAAATAGATGGTTATCAATGGATGTGGATTTTCTTGAAATAGTTAATTTTTTTCAAAAATATTCTATTGGATTGTTAAAACCTAAAGAAGTATATAAATGGTATTGTGATGTATTGCCAAAAGGTAAGAGATTTAATAAATATATCAAGGGGAAAAAACAAGTGAAATATAATAACGATTTGATAGAAATTACATGCAAACATTTTGAAACAAGTAAAAAAGAATGTATGGAGTATATTGAATTAATGAATAAAGAACAATTAACATCATTATTAGAATTGTTTGGTAAAAATCCAAAAGAAATTAAAACATTATTAAAGGGCAAAAAGTGAAACCAAAAATAAAAGTTACAAATGAAAAAGGCGAAGATGTTACTATGGACCGACTAAATATCATAGGGCAAAATGGAAATAGTGGGTTACATTATGACAAGATAGAAGATGCTATTTCATTTATAACAAAAAAATATCCAGAAACCACAAAAATGTTTCAAGATACACAATTTGAGCAATGGGAGTTATTCTGTAAAAAACAAAAAGATTATGGGCCAAAAAATATATCAGTTGGAACTAATTTAGAAACGGATGAAGAAGTTAAATTGGCTCTAACGGGATTGTGGTTTAGAATGAATGACAAAATGCAAAGATTTCAACAAATAGTTATGAATAATCAAGAACCTGAAAATGAATCTTTAATGGATACATTTACAGATTTAGCTAATTACGCAATAATAGCACAATTAGTACAAGAAAAAATATGGGGGAAATAATGGATGAAGAAACAAGGTATCACACAGGTGATGTCGTTACAATAAATAATATAGATTGGATTATTGAATCTGTTACAATGAGATTTGGTAAGATAATGAATTACGCGTTAAAATACAAAGATGAAAATGGTGATAGGGAATTTGTTAATATTGAAACGGGTTCACTTGAAACATTAATTAAATTAGGAGAGAGTTAATGAAAGATATGTTCGCATATGATGCGGTAGTATATAAAATGAGGCAGTATTTTAGAGAAGCAAAAGGATTTGTCGAAGTACCGGCACAATCCCGACAGTCAATATTAGCAGCGTGTGAGGACCCAAAAACAATCAGCCAGTATGTTTTTAGTGGAACGAATTGGCCACTACCACAAACAGGACAAATGTGGTTGGAACACGAGCTGTTGAAAAACCCAACGATAAAGGGTGTATTTTGTGTAACTACATCATACAGAAATGAGCCAAATCCAATACCAGGGAGACACGATAAAATATTTCCAATGTTTGAATTTGAATCACATGGTAATATGGATGATTTGATAACCATTGAAGAAGAATTATTATCATTTTTAGGGTTTGGTAGTGTGTTAGATTTCAGCACTGTAAAATATGAAGATGCTTCTACAAAATATGGTGTATCTGAATTAGATGTTGATGAAGAAGAAAAACTATGTAAGGATTTCAGTACTTGTACATTCTTAACAGACTTTCCTCAAAGAACACATCCATTTTGGAATATGAAACAAAATGAAGTGGATAAAAATCTATTTAATAAAGTAGATGTCATAATGCATGGAATGGAAACAATAGGAAGTGCTGAACGGAGTACAAATGTTGAAGAAATGCGACATCAATTTCATACAATTTCAGATGGTGAATATGCGGGATTGTTATTTAATCATTTTGGAAAAGAACGAGTTGAAGCTGAATTAGAGGAATATTTATCCCATGATATGTTTCCAAGATTTGGAGCAGGAATTGGCGTTACTCGTATGGTACGGGCAATGGAATTATCAGGATTATTAAATTAAACAATAGGAGAATAAGGTTATGGCACATTATTACGAAGCAAATGTAGTATTTGAGGAAACGGTTGATACAAAAAATGGACCGAAAACTAAAAAGACAAAAGAAAACTATTTGGTAGAAGGTGATTCAGTTACTTATGTTGAAGCAAAAGTAAATGAACATCTACAAGATAGTGTTCACCCATTTGAAGTAAAATCAGTTAGAGAATCTAAAATAGTAGAAGTTGTTTGAAATTCCTAACACGAAAACTCGTTACACCAGCAGACTTAAACCCTCGTGGAACTTTACATGGGGGTATTCTGCTGAAATGGATTGACGAAGAAGCAGGTGTACACGCAGCATTAGAACTCAATACAGGTTTATTAGTCACTAAATATATGTCAGAGATAGAATTTGTATCTCCAGTGTTACCAGGCGATATAGTTGAAATTGGAATGGAAACTTTAAAGGTTGGGACAACATCAATTACATTAAAATGCGATGTTAGGTCTAAACAAATGGATGCTGTTATATTACGAATTGAAAAGATTATATTTGTCAGAGTGAATAAATATGGTCAACCAAAAGCACACGGTGCGAGTTGGGATGAAGATTAAATTGGAGTATGGTGGAATTGGCAGACACGCTATCCTGTTTAGATGGTGATATTTATATCGTGGGGGTTCGATTCCTTCTGCTCCAGCAAAAATAAAAAAAAGAGGTTATAGTATGAGTAGAATATCATATTCACAATTATCATTATATACTAATTGCCCTAAGCAATGGCAATTAAGGTATATAGACAAAATAACAGAATCCGAATCAAATATATATTTAGTATTCGGTACTGCAATGCATGAAACATTACAACATTATCTTGATGTGATGTACAAACATACAGTCAAAAAGGCCGATGAAATAAACTTACCAAAATTCTTACAAAAGGCTTTAATAACAGAATTTAAAAAAGCTGAAGAAGCTGATGGCAAACTACCTTGCACGAAGGAAGAACTATATGAGTTTTTTCAAGATGGTTGTGATATACTTGATTTTTTCAAAAAACGGCGAAGTGAGTATTTTAGTAAAAACGGGTGGGAGTTAGTTGGTATAGAAAAACCAATAAATGTCGAGCTAAAAGGGAAATTGAGAATAGTTGGTTTTCTTGATGTGGTGATGTATGATAAAATAGCTAATAGAATAAAGATAATTGATATTAAAACATCTACAATGGGTTGGAACAAGTGGCAGAAAAAAGATGAGAACAAAACAGCACAATTATTATTATATAAACAATTTTATGCCAAACAATACGGATTTCCGATAGAAAATATAGATGTTGAATATTTTATAGTAAAACGGAAATTATATGAAAATGCACAATTTCCGCAAAAAAGAGTTCAAAAGTTTTCACCTGCAAGTGGGACGGTATCAATGAATAAAGTTGCTAAAAAAATGAAAATTTTTATGGATGATGCATTTGATGATGATGGTCAGCATATAATAAAAGAATATCAAACTAACCCATCTAAAAAGGCGTGTAGGTGGTGTGAATTTAATAAAACAGAACATTGTTCGGATGGTGTAAAATGAAATGTTTAGTAACAGGTGGTGCAGGATTCATAGGAAGTAATCTTGTAGATAGACTAATTAAAGACAATCATGAAGTAATAATAATAGATGATTTGTCAACTGGTAAAGAAAAAAATATAAACCCAAAAGCTGAGTTTATGAAGGTTGATATATCAGATAATGATGATATGTTGAGTGGAGCACTTAAAGGTGTTGATGTTGTATTTCATTTAGCAGCCAAGGCTCGTGTTCAACCATCAATTGAAAATCCAATTGAATTTCATAATACAAATGTTAATGGAACACTTAATTTATTAAAGGCGTGTGTAGATAACAATGTCAAACGATTTGTATTTAGTTCATCATCATCTGTTTATGGTGATGTTGAAAAGTTACCAACACCTGAATATCATCCACTTGACCCAATAAGTCCATACGCATTACAGAAATTAATTGGCGAACAATATTGTAAATTATTTTCAGAACTATATGATATAGAAACTGTATGTTTAAGATATTTCAATGTGTATGGTGATGGTATGGATTTGACTAGCACATATAAATTAGTTATACCAATATTTACAGAACAGATACAAAATGGCAAACCAATGACTATTAGAGGTGACGGTGAACAAAGACGAGATTTTACACATATCGATGATGTAGTTGAAGCAAATATATTAGCAGGCTTTAATTCAAAGATACCTATTTTCAAATGTAAAGGTGATACTTTTAATATTGGGAATGGTGATAATAGGTCAGTCAATCAAATTGCAGATTTACTTGGTGATAATAAAATCAATGTTGAACCTGTAATTGAACCAATAGAAACATTGGCTGATAATAGTAAAGCGTTTATGGTGTTGGGTTGGAAACCAAAATTAATGATAAACGATTGGATACAGAAATGGAAGAAGGAGATGGGTATATGAAAATTGGTATAGTTGGTAGTCGAATATATGAGAATAAAAAAAAGATAAAAGATTTTATATTTAAATTAAAACAAGAAAAGGGTGAGAATGTAATAATCGTAAGTGGTGGTTGTCCAGATGGTGCCGATAGGTATGCTAAGAAATACGCATTGGAATTTGGATTGCAGTATGAAGAATATCCACCATTTCATGCACAGCATAATTTATATTGTGCATTACCTGAAACTTGTTATGGAAAGCAATATAGTGTTAGATATTTCTTTGCGAGGAATAAATTAATTGCTAAGAACAGTGATTATATAGTTGGTTTTATCCCAGAGGGTCATACTTCAAATGGTACAAATTCTACATTGAAGTATGCTCAGAAATTTGGAAAAAAAACTTTAATAATTGATTAAAAAATCGTTGTTTAGTGTGCTTGTGTTATATATATATACATATATACTAAATTAGGAGTAGGTTATGGATAAAATGAAACTCACCTCAGTTAAGATTTTAAAATCGTTATATGATAAATTTAAACTTAAAACGGTTAATAGTAAAATGACATTACAAAAAATTACAAATAGGTCTTTATATATGTATCTCAATGATGCTAAATTTAATGATGATGTAAATACAATGGATAAGTTAATAGTAAGTGGTAGTAATCTATAAATGGGAAAACAGATGAATAAAAAGAAAAAAATACTATTTTTATCGGATGATATGCGAATGTTTAGTGGTGTTGCAGTCGTAAGTAAAGAATTGATTTTAGGGACAGTAGATACATTTGATTGGGTTCAAGTTGGGGCTGCAATAAAACATCCGGAAGAAAATAAAAAAATAGATATGTCGGATGTCATACGGGATATAACAGGTGTTCGAGATGCATCAGTAATGATTTATCCAACAAGTGGTTATGGTAACCCAAATATGTTGCGTGAATTAATAAAAATAGAACAACCTGATGCTATTTTACACTTTACAGACCCTAGGTTTTGGATATGGTTATATGAAATGGAACATGAAGTTAGAACCAACATTCCTATATTTTATTATAATATATGGGACGATTTGCCAGACCCACATTATAATAGAGATTATTACAGGAGTTCTGATTTATTGATGTCAATATCAAAACAAACTTATGGTATTAATAAGCGAGTATTATCTGAGTATGGTTATAAAGATTGGCAACTTAAATATGTACCACATGGTATCGACCATAAAAAATTTAATATAGTTGATAAAAATGACACAAAATTTAAAAAATTCCAAAATAAATTTGGGATAGATAAATACAAGTTTAAAGTATTATACTTGAATAGAAATATAAGACGAAAAAATCCAGGTGATGTGATTTTAGCGTATAAACACTTTATCGATTCATTACCAAAGGAAAAACGGGATGAATGTGTTTTAATGTTTCACACTAACCCCGTTGATGACAATGGGACTGATTTAAAGGCAGTGCATACGGCATTAGCTAAGGACTGTAATGTTATTTTTACTATGGATTATGACGGTACGGCATTCGATGACCAACAGATGAATTTTATATATAACTCGGCTGATGTGTATATAAATTTAGCATCAAATGAAGGGTTTGGATTAGGTTCGGCCGAATCATTGATGACAGGAACACCAATTGTTGTAAATGTTACAGGTGGGTTACAAGACCAATGTGGGTTCAAGGATGATAGTGGAAATTATCTTACAGAAGATGATTATATATCATTGGGTTCAAATCATAGAGGCCAATATAAAGAACACGGTGAATGGGTAAAACCTGTGTTTCCAAGTAATATAAGTTTACAAGGGTCACCACTAACACCTTACATATTTGACGATAGAGCAAGTTATGAAGATGCTGGTGATGCATTGAAATACTGGTACGATGTTGGGTCAGATAAACGAGGTCAATATGGTAAGTTGGGCCGTGAATATGTGTTGGATAATAGAATAGGTATGTCTGCAGAAAATATGTGTGGTAGGTTAGTTGAATCGATAGAGCATTTATTTGAAAATTGGGTACCAAAAGATAAATTTATTTTGGAGGTTGTATGATAAAAAAACAATTACTTTTATGTGCTCCAGTATCAACTAGGAGTGGTTATGGTAGTCATTCACGCGATGTATTTCATGCATTACATTTAGTGGATAAATATGATATTAAAATATTAGATGTACCGTGGGGCGACTGTCCACGCAATGCACTCGATGTTAACAATGAGAATGACAAATTGGTAATTGACAATATTATGGTAGAACCTGTTTTAAAAAGTCAACCAGATATTTATATTGATTTAAGAATACCAAATGAATTTCAAACTTATGGTAAGATAAATATCGGGTTTACTGCTGGGATAGAAACAAACGCAGTATCAGTTAAATGGATTGATGGGTGCAATAAAATGGATTTGAATATTGTACCATCTGAGCATTCAAGGAGGTCATTTATGGATACTAAATTTGATAAAATGGAAGAACATCAAGGTCAAGGTAGTGTAAAAGTAGGTGAAATATCATTGGAAAAACCAATGGAAGTTGTATTTGAAGGTGTACATGATGACATATATAAAAAAATTAATGTAAGTGACATTGATAAAAATATTTTAGATAAAATAAATAATACGGTTAAAGAAGATTTTGCATTTTTATTCGTAGGGCAATGGGTCAAAGGTAATTATGGTGAGGATAGAAAGGATATTTTTAAATTGATTAAATTATTCCTTGAGTCGTTTGCTAATAAAAAGAAACGGCCTGCACTTGTATTAAAAACAAGTGGAGCTTCATTTTCAATAATGGATTATGAACGGACCATTGAAAATATAAAAAGCGTGAAATCGAAGTTTCCAAATGATTGGGAATTACCAAATATCTATTTGATGCATGGTGAATTATCAGATGTAGAAATGAATTGTTTATATAATCATCCAAAAATAAAATCGTTGGTGACATTTACCCATGGTGAGGGTTTTGGGAGGCCACTACTCGAAGCTTCGATGGTAGGGTTGCCAGTCATAGCTTCAGGTTGGAGTGGTCAAATGGATTTTTTAGATAGCGATAGGTCATTGTTATTGCAAGGGAAATTAGAACAGATACCGAAGTCTGCTAGATGGAAGGATATATTGATAGATGAGAGTAAATGGTTTGTGATTGATGAAAATCATGCATATGATGCGTTAATAGATATGCATCAAAATTACTTTGAATATAAGCGAAAAGCTGATGCTTTAATGAATATAAATAGAGAAAAATATACATTGAAAAAAATGTCTATATTACTTGATTCAATTATAACTAAAGCAACAGAGGGTGTTCCATCTGAAACAAAGTTAAAATTGCCTAAATTGAAAAAATTAAAAACAAATAACGATGAGAAATCATTGAAATTACCTAAATTAAAGAGAGTGTAAGTATGGAAATAAAAATAGATTGTACATTATGTAAAAGTAAACGGAGTATATTTTTACTACCAGAGGATAAATTAAAGACAATGCAATGTCTAAGTTGTGGGTATGCAAGTTCCGATAGATACTTAGGTGAGCAGGCAGAAAATGAAGTTTATAATTCATTGACATCTGAAATGAAGAAGATGGCTATATTTGAATCCAATCGAACTTGGGTACCATCTTTATTAACTTTGCCTGGAGGTGTATTGGCTCCAATCTATGTTGAGGATGTATTGTTCTGGTCAGTTGTTCCAGCAGTAGATATTCCTGAAGATGAACAAAAAAATTACCCTGATGGAAATGGTGGTTATTATGAACGAAAATATGATAATAACAATACACAATTATTTAATAAATTCGCTGAAGCATTAAAGGAAGTTACTACCAATACAGCTTCTGAACCAAAATTAAATTTACCCGATTAATACTGATGGCAAATAAAAAATTAAATCATAATCGTAGGATATTGGGTAGAGAAGGTATTGCTAAATATGATTTAGTCCCAGGTATGATTATAAATTTTAATTATTCTAAACCAAATGTGCAAGATAAAAATCCACTCGTATTATTGTTGGGTGTGGATAATACAACTAATTCAATACATTGCATTAATTTTAATTATTTATATGAGGCCGATGTCCAACATTTATTTGATGCAATAAGTAAGCGAGTTAATGTGCAGGTCAGTGATGTGAGTGGTCAAATGAAGTCCACGATTACTGATGGTGGTGTAGCTCATATAGATTATTCTAATAAAGTTGATACATATAAATTATATGAACTCGTTATAAAACCTACATTGATGATTAAACCAAGGACAAAAAATTGCTATAGGACATATAAAATATCCAATATTCGTAATTTATCGTTAATTAATTATAGATTTGATGTTATAGAGAAAAAAGCCCGTAAAGATGCTAACCTCACTAATTATGCATTAAAATCTGCAGAATTATTTAAAGCGTTAATTGAACAGGAAATGGAAGTGCAGACGGATAATGTTCCTCCATCATATAAGGATAAATAAAAATGAAAATATCATACGCTATATTAACACATAATGAAACACAATCCTTAATGGATTTAATTAATTTCCTTGTGGAATATAAGGATGATGAGGATGAAATTATAATACTCGATGATTATTCGGATAATGAAGAAACGAAAAAAATATTGGACGCTACAGTTTCAGTTTATGATATTATATTTGAACAACGGCATTTATTAGGTGATTTTGCGGGTCAAAAAAATCATTTAAAAAATATGTGTTCTGGTGATTATATTTTTAATTTAGATGCTGATGAACTCCCACATAAAAAACTTATAAAATCATTAAAACCAATATTAGAAGCAAATCCGGCAGTTGATTTATACTGGGTACCGAGAATTAATACAGTAGAGGGTATAACACAAGAACATATACTTGCATGGCATTGGAGTATAGGACATTTAGATAGTATGAAACATACTAAAGTATTAGACACAAATTCGGATGAATATAAATTATTGGAAAAATATAATTTAATTATTGAAGAAAAAGATGTTTAATTCTATATTTATATTAGGTACTAATTGTCAGGGAAGGATTTATATGAATAGACAATGGAAAAGAAATTGTCCAGAATGTAATAAAGAAATTACTTATACTCAAAAATATAGTAGAGATGATGCTGAACAAAAAAACAGAAAATGTCAGAAATGTGGATGTGGTTGGTCTAAAGGATTAACCAAAGATACTTCACCTTCATTGATGGGAATGAGTAAAAAAGTTTCTAAAGCTATGGTAGAATATAGAAAAACGGCACCACCGTGGAATAAAGGATTGACTCGTGAAACTAATGAAATATTAGCTAAAATGGGTGACAATCATAAAGGATTTGTACATACTGAAAATACGAAAAAACTAATATCTAAAGCTTCTATTGAGCATTGGAAAGATACTGAATATAGGGAAAAAGTTATAAAAAACGCTACAATAGGAATAAGAAAAGCATATGCTGAGGGTAGAGTAAAATATCCTATAAATAGAGATACTAAACCAGAATTAGCAGTGATGGGAGTGTTGGATGATATGGAAATAAAATATATAAAACAATATCCTATTTGGTCATCTTATCCCAGAACTGAAAAGACTGTTAGATTTTACGATTTTTATTTAACAGATTATAATAAAATAATTGAAGTACATGGTGATTACTGGCACGCTAATCCAACTAAATATTTAGATAGAAATAATTTATCACAAATACAAAAAGAAACGGTTGTAAATGATGCAGACAAAGTTAAAAGAGCTATGGATGTTGGAAAGGAAGTTTTTGTTATTTGGGAAGAACATACAAAAGATAAAGAGGTGTTATATGAAAAAATTAGTTACATTTTACAAACCACTAATAAATTGGCCACATGATTATCAGGGTAGGATTTGGAAAAACAGACCAAATATCAGATGGGAAAAACCAGTCCACGAAACTTTGGTTGGTTATAAAGAGTATTCACATTTACCAGCTCAAGATGAATTTGCAATATATCACCATAAGGACATAAAACGCCAAGAACAGCAGAATGAAAAATATTATAACATTATAAATGATAAAAATTAAATTATTAGAAAAAAATATACATCGGAACGAAACTACATTTAGACCATTTATTTTTGCTCAAAATTATTTAAAGGAAATAGGGATTGAGTTTACAGATGGCGATTCGTATGATTATGCATGGGTCGGTCAAGCAAGCATTATAGATAAAAAAAAATCACTTAAGGAATCAATAGACGGTGGGTTGGAATTTATTTCAAGGATAACTGGTGATTACATGATAATTGACGGGCAGGATTCTACATCTTTAATTGGAGCTATTGATGTGTTTAGGGAATCTAATGCTAAGCTATTTCTTAAAAATTCATATCTTAAAGATTTTGATTTGTATAAAAAAGGTTGGGCAAATGGTAGAATGTATTGGGGTATAGGTGAATATTCAGTCCCTGATATTGATATGATGAAGTCAAAAATGAAGTTATCTGGATGCAATTGGTTATCAACAATTCAACCGAATTGGTATGATTATAAACACATAGAAAAAAAATATGATATATCTTGTATGTTTGGATTTCCAACAAAAACCAAAGTATATGAACATGAATTATGCCAAACGGATTATTATGATAAGCATAGAAAGGAATTACTGAACATATTAGGTGATAAATATAATATTGCAAAATTAGATGGTGGTAAGCGTGTATCGCAGAATGAGTATTATAAAAAAATGTATAGCTCAAAAATAATAATGGCACCATATGGTTATGGTGAAATGGCACCAAGAGATTTAGAATCTGCTATGTTTGGTAGTGTATTAGTAAAACCAGATTTAAGTTATATAGAAACTGTACCAAATATTTATCTTGATTCATATAGCTATATTTCCGTAACTTATGATTGGTCGAATATTATAGAAAAAATTGATATGATATTAGCTGATTATGAAAATATAAGGGAACGATTAGTTAAAAATATGAGAAATGAATTTGATAGAGCAAATAATTATGAGAATTTTGCAGTACATCTGTATAATATATTTAGTCAATTAGAGGGGGTGAGTGTTGAATATGCGTAAATTAATAGTATTTGGGCCATGGTGTGGTGAGTTTTGTTATGAATTAAGTTGGTGGATTCCTGAAATTAGAAAAATAAAGAATGATAATTATTCAGATTGGGATGCAATAGCTGTTGGTTTCAATGGTCGTCAAGTTTTATATGAGGATTTTACTATTGGTTATATATCATATCCAAAAGATGTTGATGATAAATTATTATATCCTGCTACTTACGGTGAGCATATAGCGGGTGGTGGTGATGTAGTACCAGATTTTTTAATAGATTTTGTCAACGAAAAATTAAATTCTATTAAAGATAATTATGACCATATAGAAGTATATTATCCAGGGATTTATCCAATAACAGCAGAGCGAACTTTATCAGAGCAACCATATGGGATTTATAAACATTATACTGCATCACCAAGAATATATAATAAAATAAGAACACAACTAAATGATTATTTTGATAATGATAGGAAAACTATTGCAATAATGGCTCGTATTCGGACACGATATGGCAATACATGTAAACTCGATTGGAACCCAACTCATTGGGAAACATTAGTGGATATGATTATAAATAAATTGCATGTTAATGTTGTGATGATAGGTATAGCTAGGAAGCCGGATAGTAGTGCAGGCGGGGGCTTGACATTGTCAGATACAGAGGTATATGAGAAAAATAAAGATTATATTATGCCAATATCATTTAGTGGAGCTGATTCAGTTGAAGAACAGATTGCTTTATTACAATTAACAGAATGTAGTATATATGGCTCATCAGGGACAGCAGTGTTCCCATTTTTTATAAAAGATGCACCTTCATTTACTCAGCAGACTGTTGAGGAAGGATATAGATTAAAATTTAAATGGGAAAGAGAATTAACAAATAATTTAAAAAATATCAAAGTGTTTGATAAATATAATAATTTTGATATTTATGATTCCTCACCTGAGGAGTTATTCGATGAATTTAAACGGTTTTATGAAAAAATAGATGAAGGATTATGCTATGAATAAGTTAGATATACGCGAAAATATGTTACCCGTATTAGGCCCCCAGGGCGGGTTAGAAGAAGTATCTGCTATACAGCAGGTGATTGAAAGTGGTTGGTGGGGTAAAGGGCCAAAAGTTGCTGAATTTGAAGAAAAGTTTGCTAAAATGGTTGGACATAAATATGCTATAGCTGTTACAAGTGCATCACACGGCCAAGATTTGGTTATGAAGGCAATGGGCTGGAAAGGAATTGATGTAATCAATCCGGCAATATCATTTATTGCAACTGCTATTATACCTCTTTGGAATGGTTTTACTTCAAATATTGTTGATGTTAAACGAGATACATTATGTATAGACCCAGAAGATGTTAGAAAATATAAAAAACCAAATAGTGAATTATTAATAGCTGTAAATCAAGCAGGAGTCCCAGCTGATTACAGAGAATTACGAAAAGTATTTGATGGGTTTATACTTGAAGATACTGCACATAGCTGCTGGACACCTGGTGCAGGACTCGGTGGTGATTGTGCTGTTTGGTCATTTCAAGCAGTTAAGACTATGCCAATGGGGGATGGTGGCATGATTACAACAGATGATAAACAGCTCGCTGATAAATGTAGGGAGATGACTTGGTTTGGTGTTTCATCGACATGGAGTAGAAGTCAAGGTGCAAGTGGGAAGCCTGGATACGCTTGGGATTATCAAGTTGATATTCTTGGGTATAAATATTATATGATTGACATATTAGCTGCTATTGGGTTAGAGCAGATGAAGAAATTACCTAAACATTTAGAATTTAGGAGACATATACAATCAAGATATAATAAAGAATTAAACCCATTAATTGAAAGACCACCACATTCAGAAACGGTGCAATACTATGTAGCAAGAGTCCCATCGGAGCATAGAGATAGTTTAATTGATTATTTGGGTAATAAAAAAATACATACTTCTGTTCATTTCAAACCATTATATAAATATGGTCCAATTGTGCATGATAGGGAATACCCAGTATGTGAAACTGAATGGACAAAATTAATATCATTACCATGCCATAACAGAATGAAGGAAGAAGATATTGATTATGTTGTGTATTGGGTGAATAAATATTTTGAGGATAAGGTTTAATAATATGTATTTAGACAAATATACAATACAGGGAACTATAAATAATGATGCAAATCCTTGTTTTCATAATCCTAATACTTTTCCTGATTTTCAAGTTAAATTAGAACAATTTAAAAATCATTTAACGGGGTTAGTTGATAATAAAGAATCTAAAACTTTTTATAAATTTGGTGATGGAGATTATTACTTTTTAAAGAGAGTGGGAGTGGGTAGTGCATCTCCTGGCAAACGAGCTTTAAGTAAGTCATATTCTGATATTAATCACAATGAATTTGTCGAAGGTTCAAAATTAAATGATTATTATACTTGTGAGATATATCCTGAAAATGTTAGTAAATTTAAAGAAATAATACCTAACACGAATATAGATTATCCTGCAGAATATGGTTATGGGTTGGTTGCTAATAAATGGTTTTTTGAAAAATTTAATGGTAAAATTGGATTAATTGGGGCCAGTGAAAAGTTATATTTAATTGAAGAACTACTGCAACATGATAGGTATAAAGAGTATTTGGGTTTGGACCGTTTTAATGATTATATACATTTCCCTCAAAAATATGCTTGTGATGATATTAAAATGGTAGAAGAATTTGTTGGTAATCAATTAAAGCAATCTGATTCTAACATATTCTTATTGGGAATAGGTCATGCTAAATCAGCCATACTACACAAATTTAAAAAATACACGAACGCTGTTTTTATGGATGTTGGTGCAGGTATAGATATGATAGCTGGTTGTATCAATGTAAACAGACCTTATGCAGGTGACTGGACAAATTATAGACTTAACAATTACGATTATTCAAAAATCGATTATTTAAAATACATAGGTGCAGGTAAGGAGGTAGTTTTATAATGAATATATATATTTTAACATCAGATAAAAGTAATTTTGTGATAAAAGCTTTACAATATTGCATAAATAAATTTTGGAAACCCAATCCTAAAGTTTTTATATTGGGGTATAAAGAACCAGCTGTAAAACTTGAAAAAAACTTTACTTTTGTTTCATTAGGTGAGGATAGAGGTCCAGAACATGTTGGGGGTGACTTAATCAGATTTTTTTCAAAAATAAAAGATAAACATTTTATTTTTTCAGTTGATGATTTTTTACCTATTAGGAAAGTAAATAAAAAAATGTTAACACATTTAAAACAAAAAATGAGGTTAGATTCAGTTGGTAGAATTTCTTTAACAGACCAAGTTAGTGATAAACAGCATAGTGTAGTTGAACAACTTGAGCAATATAATATAATAGAAATGGCTCAGAATGCGAATTACAGAAAATCAGCAGTATGGTCATTGTGGTCTAAAGAATATTTTTTAAAATATCTTAATCCTAAGATGACATTATGGCAATGGGAATTGGATGAGAGGTGTAAAGGTGATGGTATTCGTATTTTAGGAACTAATACCACATTTATTATGCAATCATGCCATTTATTTAAGCGGGGTAAGTTAAAAGCAGATTGGGTAACGGATAGCGAAAGTGATGATGTCATGTTTGAAAAAGACCAAAAAGTAGTTTCTGAAATAATAGGTATTGTGAATGAGTAAAATATTAGTTACGGGTGGTAGTGGTTTGGTAGGTAAACACCTTAAAGATATTTTACCAGACGCTATTTATGTATCATCCAAAAATTTTGATTTGATGGACATCAATCGTGTGGATGCAATGATTGACTTTTTCAGACCCAATATAGTTATTCACTTGGCAGCTAAAGTGGGTGGTATCATGGATAACATAACCTACCCAGTGGATTATTTAGAAGAAAACATTTTGATGAATACAAATATACTAAAAAAATGTCATGAATTTAAAGTGGATAGAGTTATAAGTATTTTAAGCACATGTATTTACCCAGACCATGTTGATACTTATCCGATGGTGGAAACAGATTTATTTAATGGACCACCAACACCAACTAATTTTTCATACGGGTTTGCAAAAAGATGCATGGCCACCCATATTGATTCTTATGTAAAACAATACAATAAAAAATGGTCTTATTTAATACCTTGTAATTTATATGGAGAATATGATAAATATGAAGAACATAATAGTCATTTTGTATCTGCTTTAATTAAAAAAATATATGAGAATGATACTGAAATGACTCTATGGGGTACTGGTAAACCATTAAGGCAATTTATGCATGGTGGTGATTTGGCTAGAGTTATCAAATATATGATTGATAATAATATAGTTGGTAATTTTAATGTAGCTCCACCAGAAGTGTATAGTATAGACGAAATTACAGAAATAGCAAAAAAAGCTTGTAATAAAGAAAATTTAGTTGTATATTATGATAATAATAAACCAGATGGACAATTTAGAAAAGATGTTGATTCTTCCAAATTATTATCAATTCTAAAAGATTTTAAATTCACATCATTGGAAGATGGTATAAAAATTACTTATGATGCAGTAAAGGGTAAATTATGAAGCATTTAAGATTACCAGAAAATTATTTAACTGACAGTAGTGTAGTATTTGACTTAGGTGGTTATAACGGCACTTATAGTGGACTAATACACAATATATGTGCATGTTCTATATTTTTATTTGAGCCAGTTGAAGGATATTATACTCATTGTGTTAATAGATTCAAGGGGAACGATAATATTAAATGTTTTAATTATGGGTTAGGTAGTAATAATGAACTTATATCATTATATATTGGTGGTGATTCATCATCAATTTATAAAACAAAACAAAATACAGATGAATTAGTATTATGCGAAATAAAACATTTTGGTGAGTTTATAAAACAAAATGAAATTAAACATATAGATTTGATTAAAATAAATATTGAAGGTGGTGAATATGATTTATTAGAATATTTAATTGACGGTGGTGACATATTAAAAATAGGTAAACTCCAAATTCAATTTCATAACTTTGATAAAAATGCAGAAAAAAGAAAAAGAGAAATAGTAAAAAAATTAAAGGTAACCCATTCAATGGATTGGAAACAGGGTGAATGGACTTGGGAAGAATGGAGTTTAAAACAATGATAACTTTAGTAAAAGATACAATAGGTAATGATGATATTGACCAATTAATAGATTGGTTAAAAACTTATCCAAGATTAACAAAGGGTCCACTGACCATGGAGTTGGAAAAGAAGTGGTCTAAATGGTTAGGAAGAAAATATTCAGTATTTTGTAATTCAGGTTCATCTGCTAATCTTTTAATGTTGTCTGCATTAAAAGAAGGTCATTACATGAAAAACAATAAGGTGGTAGTCCCATCGGTTGCTTGGTCAACAGATTTAGCTCCCGTGATGCAATTAGGAATGGAACCTATTTTATGTGATTCTAACATAAAAGAGTTGTCAGTTGATTTAAATCATTTAGAACAATTATTTCAACTACACTCCCCATCAGCATTAATGTTTGTATCTGTATTGGGTTTAGTTCCTGATATGGAAAAAATTGTAAAGTTATGTTTGCAGTATAATGTAACATTGTTAGAAGATACTTGTGAATCAATGGGGTGTGAATATAAGAATAAGAAACTCGGGACTTTCAGTAAAATGTCAAGCTTTTCAACATATTTTGGACATCATATTTCAACAATTGAAGGTGGTTTTGTTACAACAGATGATGAAGAATTATATGAATTATTATTATCATTGAGGAGTCATGGTTGGGATAGGGATTTAAGTAAAAGTTCACAAATTACTTTGCAACACGATTGGTCAGTATCAGAATTTGATGCTATGTACACTTTTTACCATCCTGGGTTTAATCTACGGTCCACAGATTTACAAGCATTTATTGGGATAAATCAAATAGACAAATTAGATGAATGGGGTGAAAAAAGAGAAAATAATTTTAAGTTATACCAAAAGTTAATAAAGAATGATTATTGGAAAGTGAATCCAACGCCCGATTCATTCATTTCCAATTTTGCTTATCCTATAATTCATCCAAATAGAGATAAAATAGTAAAGAAATTACAAGACAATGATATTGAAGTTAGGCCAATGATATGTGGGTCAATGGGAACGCAGCCATTTTATATTAAGAAATATGGTAGATTAGAATTACCAAATGCATCTATAATCAATAAATACGGGTGCTATGTCCCCAACCATCCTCACTTGACTAATGATGAAATAAAGTTTATATGTAATATAATTAATGATGAGGTTACTGAGTGAAAACAGCTTTAATTACGGGAATAAACGGCCAAGACGGTTCTTATTTAGCAGAATTATTACTTGAAAAGGGGTACGAAGTCCACGGCATCTTAAAAAGAAATTCAGTAGCAGAGAATCAAACTGCGAGATTAGAAAATATATTTACACAATTGAATTTAGAATATGCGGATATGACAGACATGGCATCATTAATAAGTGTGTTACAGAAAGTCCAACCTGATGAAATATATAATTTAGCCGCACAGTCCCATGTTAGAATATCGTTTGACCAACCAATCTATACTACACAAACTATTGCAATTGGAACACTGAATTTATTAGAAGCTATACGGTTAGTGTGCCCAAAAACAAAAATGTATCAAGCATCATCATCTGAAATGTTTGGTAATAATATAGACATAGATGGGTATCAACGAGAAACAACACCAATGGATCCAGTGTCACCGTATGGGTGTGCTAAAGTATTTGGATACAACTTAGTTAGAAATTATAGAAATTCATATGGATTATTTTTAAGTAATGGTATTTTATTCAATCACGAATCGTCGCGCCGGGGTACTAATTTTGTTACAAATAAGGTTGCAAAGGAGGCATGTAAAATAAAAATGGGGTTGTCAAATAGATTGACTTTAGGAAACTTAAATGCTAGTAGGGATTGGGGTCATGCTAAAGATTATGTTAAAGCCATGTGGTTGATATTACAACACGATACTCCAGATGATTTTGTATGTGCTACTGGGATATCTCATACTGTTAGAGATTTATGTGAATATGTGTTTGCCAGTTTGGATTTAGACTGGAAACAATATGTAAGTCAAGATGATAAATTTTACAGACCAGAAGAATTAGATATATTGAAAGGTGATTGTTCAAAAGCTAAAAAGATATTAGGATGGGAGCATAATTATACATTTAACACAATGTTGGATGAGATGATTAATTATTGGTTACATTATTATAGGAGTAAAGGGTGAATAAAAAAAATGTAGTGTGGTGGGTAGGAATAAAAAATTCTGATTTATCTGATAAATATGGTGGGTTTGGATATTTTGAGTATTCAAGGAAATCATGGGAATATTGGTGTGAAAAAAATGATGTGTTATTTGTACCATTCGAGGAACCTACTGAGCAAGATTTAGTGAAATATAGAGTTAATTGGCAAAAGGCTATATTTGTGTTTGATGAATTAGATAAGCGAGATATAAATTATAATCAAATTGCATTAGTAGATAGTTCATCAATGATTAAATGGGATGCACCCAATTTTTTCGATATGACTGGTGATAGGTTTACTGCATGGGTGGATAACGATAATTTAGGGTGGATAAATAATAGTATTGAGGGGTATAAATCTTATTTTGACAATTTTGAGTTTGATATAGCTAAATATATCAGTTCGGGGTTTATGGTTTTTAACGAAAATCATCGAGAATTTTTTGAATCATTTAAGCAGTTGTATTTAAATAACATAGATGATTTTATAGAAGCACAAGACAATATTATAAAAAAAGGGACAGAACAAACCCCTATAAATTATTGGTTGCAAATTAAAAATATTGATGTTAATTTAGAGTTACCGATAGCGTTCAAATTAACACATTTGCATAGAAAAGAGATGTTTAGTTATAATTGGCAATTAAATGAAGATAAAACGCCATTTTTTATCAAATATGGGTATGTTTGGTTTTTTAATGGTATAGCTAAAAATGAGCGAACTAATTTAATGTCCCAAGTGTGGGCTGCAATAGGGAGTAAGTATGAGTAAAAATGTTGTTTTTGTATTAGCAGTTACAGTCCCAGAATATCCATGGCGAAGTAAACCATATGACTATGGGATAGCATCTTGGAAAAAATGGTGTGAAAAAAATGATTGTGAGTTATTTGTATTAGATAAACTAATACATCCAAATGAGCACATGAAGGTTAATTGGCAAAGATATTATGCATTTGATTTATTAGACCAAGAAGGTATCGATTATAACCAAATATTAGTGGTAGATGTGGATAGTATAATCCATCCAGATACACCTAACTTTTTTGATATGAGTGATGGTAAATTTTGTGCAACTCATTGTGATGGTAGTTATGATTGGACCCTCAGAAGTATGGAAAATTATTCCAAATATCTATTCAATAATAAAATGTTTCCATTTTGGAAGTATATTAATGCAGGGTTTCAAATAATAAATAAAACTCATAGACCGTTATATAAATCTATGATTGAATTTTATAATAACAATAGGGAAGCTATAATTGAGATGCAAAATACTTTTCATACTGGGACAGACCAACCTGTTTTGAATTTTATATTAAATTTATCTGATTTTGAAACTAAATTATTCCCATATCAATATAGTATGGTTGATATGTTTAGGAAGGAAATTTTAGATGAACAAATGACATTTGTAAAATGTGGTTGGATATACCAATTTAATGCTATACCTGATAATTCTAACGCTGACAAAACGCTGTATTGGATGAAGAAAACTTATGAGTATTTTTATGGGGAGTTAAATGATTAAAATTAAACATAAATTTGCTATTGGTTGCTTAGTTCAATGGTATGAAATCGAATTGATAGAGGAATATTTACAGAGCGTTAAGGCCGCAGTCGATGTGATTGAAAATAAAAAAAATATAGTAATTGATTTATATTTTAATTGCTCCCAATCATTGGAAAAGATTGATGATGAACAAATCACTATGGTGTCTATAAAAAATAAATATAAGAAAATATTGAATGATATTTTTAACTATGATGTTGATTGTGATTTAGCATTAGGATGTGAATATAACTTAAATTTAATCATCAATGATGAGAATATTATTTATACGATAGCAGACTATCGTAGGGATTTTAATAACAACTATTGTGAAAAAGTAGATGTTTTGATGTGGGGTGAAACTGATTCATTGATACCAAAACAGACATTTCAAGTATTGGATTCCTTACATAATTCGGCTCGTGATAGTGAAATTTATAAATATGTAGCCTTTTTTGGGACTTGTAAGATGTGGGATAAAAGCTGGGAACCAGTTGAGCATACAGAGTTCACCATCAAAGAACATAAAGAAGATTTACAGGGAGCCCCAGTACCTTGGTGGGATGTCAGGCATAATTCTACACTTGATGAAATGAATGCTATTAATGATAAGGTGGATGATATAGATATAAGAATATTAAAACAGCCAAAATTTAATGGTTGTGGGTTAGTTATATCAGCCGATTTGATTAGAGCTGGAGTAAATATACCAAAGTCAGTGTTTTTTGTACATGAAGATACAGCATTCCAAAATATATTTACTAAGTTAATGGGAGACCATACCATCCAATTTGTGATAAAAAATATATTTTTAGTTCATAATAGACGGCACCCTAAAAAACGAATGTATGTTTTAGGTGAAAGTGGTGAAACTGTAAATAGACAGAGAATGAGCAACGATTGGTATGCTAAAGGAAATAAATGGTGTGAATATAATGCTTATAATATGTTCAACCAAGTGAAGGAATACACATGGGAAGATATATTTAATGAATAATTTTAAATTGGGTAATAATAGTAAAATTTCTTGTCCTCAAATGGAGATAGATGATTCTGTTGTAATAGGTAACAATGTACATATAAAATGTGAAACTATAAAAATTGGTAAATTTTCAGTGATTGGTGACAATGTTCAAATAACATGTAACCGTTTTGAAGCTGATGATTGGTTATATATGTGTGATGGAGTCGAAGTTGGTAGAGGTGGTTGTAATGGGCCAAATTCAAATGTCAAAATAGGTAAACATGTAGGGATATTTGAAAACACAATTATCAACCCATCAGAATCAGTTGAAATAGGTGATGATGTTGGTATAGGTGCTGAAGTTATGATTTGGACACATGGGGCGTGGTTAGATGTATTACAGGGGTTCCCCTCAGATTTTGGGCCAGTTAAAATTGGAAATAATGTGTGGTTGCCAGCAAGAAATATAGTTTTACCTAATGTAACTATTGGTGATAATTCAGTCATTGGGATTGGTTCAATAATAAATAAAGATATTCCGGCCGGCTCTTTAGCAGTAGGGTCACCATGTAAAGTCATAAAAGAAAATTATTACCCAAAAAAGATAAGTGAAGTTGAACAAAGCCAGATAATACAAGGTATTATATCTGATTGGAATAAATTACATGAAATAAAAAAAATAACAGATACAATAACAAAATATGAAAATGGAAAAATAATACTTGTTCAGCAAAATATGTACACTATTTATTATATAGATGATAGAAAAATCGATGGATACATTAATGATGTTTCGGAAGATTTACGAGATTATTTAAGAAGAAGAGGTATAAAAATTTATACTGATAGGTTATTTAAATCAATTTAAAAGAGGTTATATATGCCACCATATCCAATAGTTTTAAACGATAAAGAATTTAGATTATTAGATTTTAGTAAAGTGTTATGTTTGTCTCCACACCCAGATGATATTGAATATGCAATGCTGGGTTCGATGATAAAATTTAAAAATACACAATTTGATATTATAGTAACATCGCAGGGTGGTGATTTTGATGATACCTCTGCAGTTAATAGACATGATGAATGTAGTTCGATATGGGAATTATATTCTAATATTTCAGGTAAATTTTTAGATGTGAAGTATGTAAAAGATGTTGGTGAAGATGAATTAATTAATAAAATAGAAAGTTTAGTAACGGTATCTGATTATGATGCTATATTCGTACCACCTGCTGAAGATGCACACTTTGAACATAGGTTTATAAACACAATATCGGATGCATTAGTTCGTAGAAAGTCATGTGGTATAATAAATTATAAAACACCAAGTACATTGGAAAAATGGGAACCAAATTTTTTCGTTGACTTAGATTTAGATGTCCGTCGCAGTGATGTTAAAACTCCATATAATATAGTATGGTATAAAAAATTAAGTGGTTTAAAAAAGTTTATATCACAGCAGCATAAGTCATTTTTTAATGAGGATGTATTAACAGATTTTCATAGAGTGTATCAATGTTCAATGCGAGGGTTGTCACATGTCGAATCATTTAAATTAATCAAAGGATATTTTTAATGAAAATAGGTTTTTTTACTGAAGGTGGATATACAGGAAAAGTTCCAAGAGAAAATCCTAATATGCGAACTGATATGGCCTGGATACATGCACTTGGTGCAGTTCATCACCCATTAACTGCATTAAATGGGTTACCCGATAATTTATATGACATTGGTATTGTAATAATACCTAAAAAGCGACAGCATTTAATCGAATATCCATTAGTTGAAACATTAAAACGGATATGTAATAAAGTTATATCTATGCAAGAAAGTACATATTGGTATTGGCAAGATGACCCTATAGCAGAACAAATTTGGTATTTCAATGTATTAGCTGATATGGATATGATTTTATGTCATAATGATTTGGATTTACAATATTATAGAGGTATAGTTGGTGATAAATGCCATTTGATGCAATCATTGATGATAACCGATAATATAAAAGTTAGTGATACTAAAACTAATAGTGTCATGATAGGTGGTAACTTTGTTAGTATTTATAGGGGGTTCGACTCGTATATGGTAGCACGCGAGCTCGCTGATGATATATGGGCACCGACAACTGGTAGAATGAAAAAAGATGAAACGGGATTAGACATCAATCATTTACCTTGGGTAACTTGGCGCGATTGGATATTTGAATTATCTAAGCATAAATATGGTGTACAATTAGGGACTCCATCTGCAGGTACATTTAATTTAAATTGCTCATATCTTGGGATACCGTGTATCGGATATGATAATGTAAATACTCAAAGTATATTACATCCTGCATTATCTGTTTCAGATGGTGATATATATAGTGCTAAAAAGTTAGCTAAAAGATTAAAAACAGATATAAAATTTTATGAGCGGTGTTCAAACCAAACTAAGGATTTATATAAAAAACATTATTCAGAACAAATATTTTTAAACAAAATGATAGGAATTTTCAATGAGACCAATTAGTTTTATCCAACCATCACGGAACAATCTAAAATACCTACAATGGTCATACAATTCTATAAGAAAGAATTTAGACCCAATGCACGAAATATGTATGGCAGATGATTTTTCAGATGATGGAACTTGGGAATGGATGCAAGAAATTACTAAAAAAGATAAAAATGTAAAGATACATAGAAACGAAGGTCCAACAAGATTGGGTCATACAATTCTATATGATACATTGATTAACGATTATGCTACAAACGATATTGTTATGATTTGGCATGCGGACATGTACGCATCTCCAGGGTTAGATAGGGAGATAAATGTACATATAGCTCCTGGTAAAGTAGTTAGTGCTACAAGAATAGAACCACCATTACATCCTCCAGGGCCTGAAAAGATACTTAAAGATTTTGGTATAGAACCTGAGGAATTTGATGAGGTTGGTTTCATGAAATTTGCGAATAAGAATGCAGACGAAAATAGTTATAAATGTACTCGAGGTGTATTTGCTCCATGGGCTATCTATAAATCAGACTTTCAGAAGATTGGTGGACACGACCCATTATATGCTCCTCAATCAAAAGAAGATTCCGATATATTCAATAGATTTGTGTTGGCTGAATATGAACTAATTCAAACTTGGGCTGGCACCGTTTATCACATGACTTGTAGAGGGAGTAGATTTGCTGATGGGGCTAAACGAAATCCAGATGGTGAGGTATTTATGAAGAACAGAGAAACGAGTGAATGGTTAATACAGAATGAGCGGAGCACACGAAACTTTATCCGTAAATGGGGTCACTTTGTACAGCACGATGAATATCTAAAACCAATCATACCACCAAAATACAATATCGGGTTTGTTATAAAGAATTGTAATCGTCAGATATTAGAAACACTTGAACCTTGGTGTTCAACAATCTATACAGATTTTGCATGGGAAGATTATAAACAGCGAGAACAAGTAAATACATTATACAATTTGAATGACCGTGTATATTCAATCCACGCTGAAAAGAATAATGATATACTTGTTAGGTTTGATGGTAAACAATTAACAAATGAAAGCTTTAACTTTCTAACATCATTACCTGATATAATACGGGATAGTGGTGAATTAGGTGAATTTGAGTTAGATATATTTGAAATAACAATAAATAGTTTAAAAACTTATGAGGAGGAATTAATACATGTATAAAATAGGTATAGTAGGTAAAGGTTTTGTGGGTTCAGCAGTACAGTTCGGATTTTCACCAAATGTTGGGTGTGATGCTGAAGTTCGTATATATGATAAAGACCCAGATAAATCGACACATTCATTATATGAAACTGTGAATGAATCAGATTTTATTTTTGTTTCAGTACCAACTCCAGCTAATCCAGATGGTTCAATGAATTTGAGTATAGTACATAGTGTATTTTCTGACATATCAAGGGTTAATCGTAGAACAGATAATATAATGCTATTAAGGTCAACTGTGGTACCGGGCTCAACGGCATCTATACAGGAAAAATTTAAAGGTATTAACATTGTATTTAACCCAGAATTTCTTACAGAAAGGTCAGCTAAATTTGATTTTATTAACCAATCGAGGATTATCTTGGGTGGTAAAAATTCTCATACTTTGAAAGTGTCTAAATTATTTAAACAACGGTTTGGTGAAACTATACCAGTTATACGAACTAATTTTGAAACTGCCGAGATTATAAAGTATATGACTAATTGTTATTTAGCTACAAAGGTTTCTTTTTTAAATGATATGAAACGGATATCGGATAATTCTAATGTAGATTGGGATATGGCTATAGAAGGATTTGTCAGAGATGGTAGAGTAGGGCACACCCATTTATCAGTTCCAGGACCAGATGGTAAATTGGGTTTCGGGGGGTCATGTTTTCCAAAAGATGTTCAAGCAATGATAACTTATGCTGAAAGTATTGGGGTTGATGCAAATGTATTAAAGGGTGCTTGGGAAACAAATTTACAAGTAAGGCCAGAAGAAGATTGGAAGGATTTAAAGGGTAGAGCAGTTGTATAAAAAAAGACTTGTTTTATATATATATTTTGTTGTAAATTATATCATGGTAGGAGGATTATAATGCCAAAAGTTGACATCCGAGATTTAGAAATGTATGATGAATCAGATGATTGCATTAAATTTGAAAAGATGAGAAAAAATAATAAACACAAAAAGGAACAGAATGATGAGAAAAAATCAATTAAAACTAAAAAAAAACCTGATAAAATTATATAGTTGTATATTTATATATATACTATGTATTGGGTGTAATAATACTTTAATATGTGAATCCGATTGTTACTTGGAATTAGATGTACCATTAGCACATAACAACGGGTTTTATCACATAGAATTATTGAGTAATTATACACAAACATTTGCTACAATTGAAGCAAATACAGGTTCAGTTGGTTATAACGAAAAGGTTGCGTGGATGTCTAATAAAGAAGTATATATCCAAGGTGAGTGGACGAATATAGTAAATAAAAATTCATATACAGATGAAATGGGTGTTGCAAAAACTGTGATAAGTATTTGGAATGAATTTGTAGGTGATACGATTATAGTTTATTCTGGGTATATTGACCAATGTGAAATACATCATACTGATTCGTTGAAAATTATAGTAAATTAGGAGTGATAATGGAAGATAAATATGGGACATATATTCAAAAATTGATGTCAATTATTTTAGATGACAGCCAAGAGTATTTTGTAAGAAATATGGCTTGGAAAGATTTAAAATTTATAGGAGATGGATTAATGAGTTTTTTAAATAAAACTCAAATGAGTGATACATCTAAGAATGAAGAAAAACAAAAACACAAGCAGCAATTGTTGTTTGATTAGGAGGTTACGATGGTAATAGACAATGAAGGATTAGAAGTAGTTAATTATAAATTAAAGAATGCGTTAGAATCTGTTTATGATAAAATAGATAAAGCTGGGAACGGCGGCATCGTTGATGAGGAATTTGATTTTATTTACAAATTGCTTGGTCAAATGGAAAATGAATGGTCACATGATGTAACCAATGTTCCGTCTATGCCCGATGAATTAACCATTGATGGTAGAATTTACGCGAGGAGATAAATATGAATGATTCCGTAGAAGATTTTTATAACCCACCATCAGCTGGGACAGAGTTTGAACAACTATATTTTTCAGAAATTGAAAATGATGATTTATTTTGGTTAAATACAATGCATAGTGATTCTAATGCACCACATAAAAAAATTGAGGATAACAAGGGTGTTAATATGAGAACAGGTGATATTTCAGTGTTCAAACAAAATACTCATGTTTACCAAAAAAATTAATGTGAGTGGATTTAATAAACCATTAAAATTACCTGGTAAACGGCGAATATTAACAAAGAAAATGATTGAGGATTCTCAATCACAATCAAAGTCAGCTGCAGGGGCAGCTCGATGGTTAGAAGTTTCTTATAATACTTATAAGAAATGGGCTAAATACTATGGTGTATTTGAACAACATAAAAACCCAAAAGGTTTTGGTATCAAAAAAGGTTGGGCTACTCATAAAATACCTTTAGAGAGGTTATTTTCAGGTGGCCCTATCCCAAGGAATTGGTCCAGAGCAGTCATAAAAAAACGATTAATCAATGAGGGATATTTGGAAGAAGAATGTGCTCAATGTGGATATAATGAAACGAATTTAAATACAGATTTAATTTGTTTAGCGATTGATTTTATAGATGGTGATACTAAAAATTGGTCACAAGATAATATACGATTATTATGCCCTAATTGTCATTATTCATTTAATGCATTCTTTAATAAATCAAAAGTATTTTGTAAATAGGAGACGATATGGCACAATCAAACGAAGGTAAAAGAGTTAAAAAAACTAAACAAGGTAATGGTATAAACACCAAACGAAGTCACAAAGGTGGTGGGCCAAATGGTTCAACTAAGGGTAAGTATTATAAAAAACAAAACCGTGGACAGGGTAAGTGACGATGATTGAGATGTTGAAAATAGGCCAAAAAGTTATTATACAGAAAGATATACCGTCCGTGGATGGTATGTTATATAAAGATACTGAGGTTACAATAGATGAAGTTGCATTCCCAGATAAGGATTTACGAGTCAAAGATGATTTGGGAAAAATATGGTATATAAATCTATCTGATATACAAATGAGTTGAATTGGGATAATATAAATGGCATCCAGGGGTAAATATTTAATTATATTAGCTGATTTGAGTTGGTTTTATACTTTGATTGAAGAGCATAAACCACCACGCAGTTATATATTAAAAAATGAATGGGACGAATATGTGTCATCGTGTACAGATACAGATGATTGTGGGAAATTCATGGAACCTACATGGTATCACAATTGTGTGTGTGAAAATGCTAATGGGTGCTGCGAATCTCCTGGGTGCACCGATGAGATGTGGCAACAAGGAATGACCCCAGAGTGGATTTGTGAAAATCCCCATGACTTCATGGAGTGGGAAACTGCTAATTTTATAAAATTTAAAAGAACACACGGTTATGAAGTTGAAGTAGCATATTTAAGAAATAATTATAATGTTTCTATACCAAGTGGTGAGCCTGAAACTAGCCATATAACAGCATTAGATTGGAGTGAGCACTGCAATGATTCTCCATTTGTCGTTGATGGTCAGGAATGCAACCCTGTATCTGCTGTAATGGAATATTTTTCAGAAAACCCTGATTTAAAATTTGTTTTATTGGTGGGAACAGTTAGCCACGGTGCTGTCAGAAAAGAAGGGCAGATAGGGGCCATACCTCATGAGGACATATGGCTTACTCCATATGTAGGTATAGAAAGTGGTCAAACGGCACCAACTGACGAGGCACGACACAACATGACAGACCAAGATTATTATATAGAAAAACATATAAATCCGGGTTATGGAATCGATTTTGACGCATGTGATATGAGGGGGGATTATTTCAGTAAAAACCCAAGTTATTCAGTTGGGAGATGGAGTGTTGTAGGTACAGAACCTCTGCGGCGCATGAAATTAAAAACGATTCAATATACAAGACTCGAAATAGTTGATAAATATTACAGAACATTAAGCAGAATAGTGAATAGTGTGGGGGTGGGTAGTGACACATTCTCCGCTATCTCACCCGAAAATGATTGCATACCAGGGAAAAAATATTTAGATAGAGTTCAACTTCTGGCGTCCACAGCTCATGCGAGTTCAGCGGGCAGGAATATGATTTATATTGGAGAAAAATTGTATGAGAGTGGAGTATGGGACACTTATACATGCGACCAAACAAGTGACGCTAAAGAAAATATTCAATATAATATGGGGGACTTATCACTTAAACTACCATTTTCCAGTACTATGAATCCAGCAATCGGAGCCCATTATCTGTATTGGCCATCCCATTTTTGGTTTTACAGAGGTTGGTCAGGTAGTGATGGTTTTTCAGAACCGTACTGGAGGTCAAACGATATTTGTAGTGAATCTGAAGATTTTAAATATGCTTATGATGGTATGGATGGTGCCCAATCTGGTATTCCTATAGAGGCAGGCAATTTTCGACTATATTGCACTAATAATGGAGTACTTACCGATGTCAATGGTATCAGCTCCAGTGTAGCAAATCCGTGGATGCCAACCATAAACTTTTTTTGTACTTGTGACTTGGGGGATTCAGATTCTTGGGGGTGGTGGGTTGACAACTGGTTAAACTTAGGGCATCCTACATTGGCTGGAAGTTTAATCACTGGACCAGATGGTGATGACATGTTCAATTACATTAACCCAGCTGGGGCAGTGGCTCACATAGGTCCTAGTGATTTTCATTTAAGAACAAGATATAACAATCCACTTTGCGATGGGTTTGCTAATGCTATATTAGATAATAATATTGAATTTATCGGTGAAGTTATTAATTATGGTAAGAGGCAGTTATTCGAGATTTATAATTCCATTGTAATAGACTCTGATATAATTATTGGTGGTTATAATGCAGTCAAGTGTTACGATGCTTGGTATAATTTATTTGGCGACCCAGGTCTCCCAATATGGAGAGTTCAACCTGATATTATTACAGAACCAAATGATTTCATATTAGATAATAATGAAACTCCAATTACAAATTTATTATCAGCTCAAACTACAATAAATGCTACCCCTTTGATGACTTCGAGTTTCAGGATTAAACCAACTGGTGAAGATGTTGATGAAATAGTACATGGCACATATGCAACAATAATGTATGCTGACCAATTAATAGATACAGTTTTTGCAGATGAGGGAAGTGGTTTATTACACTTCGATTTAATTAACTATACAGAGTGGCAAAACAATAATGAATATTGTAATCAATATTTAGAAGTTCCTGAAGTTGAGGGTGGACCATATTGTGATGCAGTTGATGGGTGTGCATATTCTACATCATTCCCTCCAAGTGAAACTGACGGTTGTAAGCCTGTATTTGATGTTTGGATAAATAAATTTACACTACCTCAATATGAACAAAAGCATGTACAGATACTAATAGATTATATTTATGTACAGGGCTGCACAGACGAATTAGACCAAAATTATAATCCTGACGCTGTGGTTTACAGCTCTGAATTTTGTAGTAACATGAGTATATATGAAAATAGTATAGTCATTACAGAAATTAATGATAGGTATGTAGGAACTGAATTTATTGAAATATTTAATAATAGTAATAGTCCCATAAATCTTGGTGGATTTAGAATTTATGCAATTGGATTTACTAATACTGATGAGATGCCAAATATAACCATACCCCCACATGAATTCATAGTATTGGGTAGTCCCGAGTCAACTATTCAGTTAGATTTATTTAATGACCATTTAGTTTCAGGTGTCAATCTATTCAGGTGGCCTGAAGGAAACTCTATATGGAACCAAGGTGAATTAATAAGAATTACAGACCCAAATAATAATGAAGTTGATTCTGTTGATACGAGTTTATTATTAGAGTGGCACGCATCACCACAGAATTCGTCATGGGAATTAACTACATTAACACAGGAAAATGGTGGAAATGCATACCCTGACCATTGGATTGAAAGTGAGTTTTTTGGTGGTACACCTGGTAAACGGTATTTAGATTGGCGAGAAAATGCATGGAACCATATGCTAACTGAGTGTAGAGGCATAGCACAATGTCATGACCAGTCACCTACTATATGTCAATTGATTTGGGAAAGCAGTGATGGTATATGTATGCCGCAGTATGATGCTGATGAAGTTTTTTCGTGTGTACGAGTTCTTGAACTTCAACCCTTGGTTTGTGAATATTGGGTAATTGAGTTTGGTGTTTGTTTGGAGGGGTGTGAACTTGGATAGGAGCGGTTTAACAAAAGAACAACAGCAAGAACTATTTAAAATAACAGAAGAAATTTTAAATGCAGCCGAAAATGTGGTTGATGATTATAATACACACCCATCTGAAGCCAGTGGTAGTATAATACAAATTCATCAAAATTCTCCCCTTTTAAATAATTAATAGTATATTTTTTTATATTTATATTTGATGATGATATAAATATTTATAGGAGATAGTTACATTGGCAATAACATTCCAGCAACCTGATATAATATATGGATTACTATACCCTGATGCAAATCAAAGCGCTCAACCATTTGGTGGTGCAAACGAAGCGCAAATTAATAATACTGCAAATGAGATTTGTAATGGTCTTGGCTATGATTTATATGAGTATGAAACTATCGATACGCAAAGTAGTTTATACTCTGGTGTAAATCAAGATAATGTATGGATACGGAGTTGGAGTACAAATAACGATACATGGGTTGGGCAAAACGGGATTGGTACAAGTCAAAGCCCCGGGTGTGAATTGGGCCAATTATGTTCGCACCTATTCGCTAGTTTAACATGTTATAATGAAAGTGAAGTTCCTCCTGAACCAATACTCGGTTGCACAGATTTAACAGCAGATAATTATAACCCACTTGCTACAGAAGATGATGGTAGTTGTGACTTTTCTAGCGGATTTTCTATTACATATTATAGTGGTATGTGTAGGTACTGTACATTACTACCTAGCTTATCAGGTAATGTTATTGGGAGTGGCATGACACCCGAAGAATGTTGCACGGCCGCTTTTGGAATGAATACTGCAACCCTAAGTTCGGACTGTAATTCTGGGTCATGGCTTGGATATTATTGTTCGTGGACAAGTATCGTATCAGGTTGTATGGATGTTAATGCTTGTAATTACAATTCTGAGGCAACAGAAGATGATAATAGTTGCCTATATGGAATTGATGAATGTGGTGTATGTGGAGGTGATAATTCAACTTGTGCTGATTGTGCAGGTGTTCCGTACGGGAGTTCATCATTAGATGACTGTGGTGTATGTGATGGTGGTAACGATTCTATGGATGAATGTGGAGTATGTAATGGTGATAATTCAAGTTGTATGGGTTGTACAGAACCATCTGCGTATAACTATGACCCTTATGCAATAATAGATGATGGTTCATGTTATGCTGATAAATGGGGTTGTATAGATACGAACGCGTTAAATTATGATGCTGCTGCTACATATCAAACTTCATTTGAATTTCCAAGAACTGCTGATGCTGGACATTATCAGCGATATGAATATATTATCAATGATACACCATGTATATACTCGAATAGTAGTCATTCAATCGGTATGACGGACCCACAAACAACAACGGTGCCCGATATATCATCTCTATATATAACAAATAGAAATGTTAATATTCAGTTTCAATCAGATGAAAGTCCAGTTTATGAGGAATGGAATGGTATTGATTTATACTTCCCAACATGTCATGTAGGCTATAGTAATTGTATAAACAGTTTTGGTTACACTAAATCTCAAGCAGTACCATATAAACTAGCATGGGATAACGGTGATAATACATGGTTTGGACACGGGGCAGCAAATAGTTATTGCCAACAATTGGGTTTACCAGCAAAATGGGACGAAGGTGAAGTAAGTAATCAAACATACGATTTTGGTTTAATTCATTACGATTATGAAAATGACCAATTGTCATTCGATAATCTTATGGGCATGCACGGGTATCGAGGGTTGTATGATGGTGTTGGGTGCCAAGGTCCTGTTACTGCTAACTCACCATGGTGTGATGCCTGGGTTTATTACGCAAGGACAATAGAATGCTTTATATCAGTACCGGGTTGTACAGACCCAACGGCTGATAATTATGACGATACAGCAAATTATGATGATGGTTCATGCCAATGGGTGGGTTGTTCGGATTTAGTTGCCGAAAATCATTATTGTGAATCATATGCACCAACTATTTTATATTCTTCACCATATATTTGCACAAAGTGGTTTAGTAATAACGAATTTAATCTTAGGACATTCCCATCAAGCTCACCGACTGGTGCATGGTATTCTACTGAATTAAACAAACCACATATATTAAATGATACGAATACTAACCAAGAAGTTTTATATTTACCTGGCACCATAAAATTTACAGGAAATTCTTCATTTTATAGTTTAGATTCTAATTTAAATGACGATGGTTCATGTGAGTATATAGTGGGTTGTACTGACATTGAGGCAGCAAATTATAATTCCGAAACGACTATGGTATGCGATGGTGAAAATCACAATATATCTACTATTGGAGTCGATGACTGCACAGCACCGGGTGTTAACTGCTGTTGTATATATGATACTGACGCTCCAATTGGTAGTATTGACTTATATTATGACGGCGAAATACAAGTATCACCTCAGAATAATATTAATGTTTATGATATTCAAGTTTGGAATGATGATGAACCACAATTAATGTTAATGATAGGAGCTACGGATGACTTTGAAGGTGATATTTCATTTACGGGTACACTAACTGAATCTGCAATAAATACTATTCCAGGTGGTGATACGGGTAACCTTAATATATACGGTAATCTTGCTGCATCAAATATAATCACAACATCTAATTTTTCAGGGACACTTGATAATGGTTCTGCTGCTATAAATATTTTTCCGTATATATCTGTTGATAAATATACTATCCCAGGTGACTATGGGGTTATAATTAATGTACAAGTTTCAGATAATTTTAATAATGTATTATCTATGCAACAGGAAGTGACATTTTCAATATTATCGCCAAGAAAATTAGTATGTATGTATAATACGACTTTACCAGACACCTCGGAGACATTATATTGGTATCAAGGTATTTATACAGCAGATGGTGATAGATTAAACGATTGTGGTAATAATAGTAAATGTAAAAATTCTTGGGATGGCCACAGCCACACTGGCTCAGGTGGGTGGCAATATAGCCAAAATAATCTAACATGGGTTAATTCAAACTACACATTACCATTACCGACTGATTATGATTCTTGTAATACTTTTTGTTTTTTCTTTTACGGTAGGTATTGTGATATTATTGCTCCAAATCAAATGTGCGGTGTTTCTTTTGCTGGACAGCAATGGACAGATAAATTAAATGAACTTAATGGGGGTGCAAACTCACCATTTTATGTTCCAAATGCATATTCATATTCGAGTGGTTTAGATAGTGGGTTTACACATGAATTTTGTCAAAATGTATTAGGGTATGATTCATATATTAGTGACACATTAATTGACGATAATCTATCGCATTCGGGGTGGACAAGTAATTTAGCGACAGTCACTGGAGGTACTTGGGGTAATTCAACGAATATGTTACCATATTATGAGGGTATGGATAGCTGTGTAAGTGGGTTCATGAGTTCTCAGCAAACATGGAGCTGGGCTGTTACATTTGAATGTACTCGTGATGAAAATATTCAGTTAGGTTGTACGAATATATTATCTCCAAATTATAATATTAATGCAGCAATAGATGATGGTAGTTGTCAAATTGAAGGGTGTTTAGACCCCCAATCATGTAATTATAAACGAGAGGTAACAATACATAACCAAGATTTATGTAGATATCCAATCCATGAAAAATTATTTACTGTGGGTTATAATTCAGAAAATATCAATTCATTCACTAATTTACCAGAATGGGTTCCAATACAAGAAATAGTTACACTTGGGGAATATGACACTAATGAGTTGTATTGTTGTGATAATAATACTGATAATATGGAAGGTAGGATGGATGATTCCTCTATAATATTATGTTGTAGGGATTCTAACAATAATGGTATATGTGACCCATTAATTGTACCATCTACTCCAGGTTCAGATAATTGGAGGTCAAATATAAGACCTGCATGCTTTAGTTGTGAAACTCTAAATACAGATGGTAATACATGGCTCCCATTAGAATATTCAACTATTGAAATATCTGGGTGTACAGATTATTTGGCTGTAAATTATATGTCATCTGCTACAATTGAGGGTGGTACTTGTTATTATGAAGGTTGTATGGATGATACTGCATGTACATATTTTTGTGACTTAAATCCAGATACTTATCCATGCCAAGGTAGTGAAATGCACGGGTATGAATATAATATTTCTCATGTAGTGAATAACCCTACTATGTGTAAATACAAAGGAATTTCAGAAGATTATCCTTGTTCATGTGATATGTCGGATGTACCCGTGGTATATTACAGTGATTCGGATAATGATGGGATTGGGTGTTGTGATGACTCAATATTAGCTTGTTCAGCAGATAAACCTATAAAATTCGTTACTACTTGTGATGAAAGTAGCTCTAGCTGCACATGTTTTGGTATTGTCGATGATTGTGGTGTATGTGATGGTAACAATGAATGCATAGGATGTACAGATGTTGGAGAGTATGATTTTGAATGGTTTAATACTACCATCGTATCTGATTTTGGAACTTATAGTCAATTGACAGGTTACCCCTTTTATCCACCGGCACAATTCCCCGCGGGTGATTATGATTATTTAGATAATACGGCAGGTGCAAATAATGCACTTCTATCTTCTGCAAACATAATAACTATTGATGATGGTTCATGTGATTATTGTAGATTTGGGTTAAAAGATGTATCGTGGTATATTAATAGCGATTCTGGTCAATTAGATTGTTTAAATGACAGTTCATGTTATAGTGAAACTCCAACGGGTTACAATCGCATAAATTATACATGTGATATTGGGTTTCCTTTTAATGTAGATAATATATATTCGGGGACTGTGATATATAGTGATGGTCAAATTATTGAGGGTGGTTCTCTTGATGCAAGCACGCCAAGGAAATGTTGCGAACGAGCAACAAATTTGTTGGCGGAAAGTATGGGTAATTCTTATAGTTTAGGTTCAACTCCACATTTACAGGGTTATATTAAATCCTCTGCTGGATTAAATGGTAGAGTAGGTCAATTTTGTTGTGGAGATGTAGAGGGTGCAAACACTGGAATTGGTGGGTGTACTGATAATCATGCTGATAATTTTAATCCTAATGCTATACACGATAACGGGTTATGTATTTATTATGGGTGTAACAATCCGATTGCAGATAATTATAATGAAGATGCTACTCATGATGATGGGACTTGTATTTATACAGGTTGTATGGAACAAGAATTTTGTAACTATGACCCGATTTATAATAAACCGTGTAAAAAATGTTGTATTTCACCAAATCCAAATGGTTGTGGTGATGGTATTATTCCTGGATGTGATAGCGACGGGACAATAGGCCCACCTAAAGTTGCGTATTATCAAGATACAGATGGTGATTGTTATTGGAATACACTTGATAATAGTATAAATGGTACTCCGATTTTATGTGATGAAGTATGCCCAGGTGATGTTGTTCCAACTTATAATGGATTCGATTGTGTTTTAATATCAAATGGTTGTGGTCCAGATTTATACCCAGATGTTCCTGTAGGTGAAGAAATATTTGGTTGTATGGATAACACTGCTTGGAATTATAATGCTTTAGCCAACGCAGATAGTGGAGATTGTATATATACCCATTCGGGTGTCGGTGAAGAGTGTATTTGTAATGATGCACCTGATATTGATATTGAATTTTATTATTTTGGGTCAGACACAGCCGACCCATGGGTTCATTGTACTGGCTGGGGTGGCACAGGTGATTCTCTGGGTTGGGTACCACCTGTATATTCGTATGATATAAGTGATATGCCACTAACAAATGTTGGTTATATAAATACTGCAGAAAGTTGTTGTGCATACCAATATGGTGGTAATGAGTTTTATTATAATGCAGTAGTACAATCACCATTCAGATATTGTTGTTGTTTTAACACTTTAACGGGGTGCACAGATACTGTTGCTTCAAATTATAATCCATATGCTCAAGAGGATGATAATAGTTGCGAATATCATATATGGGTAGATGTTGCAACAACAATTGGTGGTCAAGGGGCCCCACCTGATTTTGATTGGGATGGCTCAAAGAATTGTAATGATTTATGTGTATTGTATGGTGCTATCAATGGAGTTGAATCAACTTGTTCAAATCAAGGGTGTGCAGGATTCCATGATAATGTAGCTTTAGATGAAGATTACTCGGAAGTGGTTATGGGTGATGTTTGGCAAGATGTGAGTAATTATTGTCCATTTGTTATTTACTTTGGTCAGCAATGCGATACTTGTGATGATATTGGTGGTACATGGAATATATCTAGCAGTGCATTTGATTCACCATTAGAAACATGTCAAGCAGTAGGTGGGGGAGAAGGTCCTGCAATATGGGTCGGTCAAGTCCCAGATTATCAGATGAATGGCCAAACTCCATATCATAATCAAGATACAGGTGAGGGATTTGGTATTTATTGTTGTAACCCACCAGCAGAGTTGGTAAAAGGGTATCATACAGGTGGTACTAAATACATGTCACATTTCGGGGGAAACATAAATGAATTTTGTGAATTAGACAGTGATAACATTATAGATTTATTTTTATGGTTTTCGGGATATGACCCATGTCCAGGGTTGACTGACCCAATGTCTTGTGATAATTATTCTACTTTGTATGGTGACCATATATGTAAATGGACTACTGAAATAGGTAGCCCGTTGCAGATGTATTATAATTGGGATACATGTAATGGGCAAACATTTGAACCGTTAAATCACCCGTTGGCTCTACAAGAAGATTGGGTAGGTGCACCTGTTTGGCCTACATCTGTTCAATGTTGTTGTTCTTGGGACGAACCAATATTAGGTTGTATGGATGAAATTGCATATAATTACGATTCGGATGTAAATTTCCCATGTGGTGCACCATTCTATGAATGTGGTGTTGATTGTGATTGCTGTCAATATTCGGGTTGTATGGATTCAGATGCAACAAATTTTAATATTAATGCTACACTTGATTGTAATGATGAATTAATGGGTAATGATAATTCTTGTTGTGAATATGAAATGGGGTGTATGGATTCATCTGCTTTAAATTATAATCCAGATGCAACATATAATAATGGTATCGATTGTATTTATGGGACAATAGGGTGTATGGACCCAATTGCATCAAATTATAATCCTAATGCTACACATGACTATTGTTATCCAATGACTGGGATTTATTATGCAGGATATCCCGCAGGAACAGCATGGGCTGATGTTATCCCAGAGTGGGTGGGTAGTGCACTCGATGGAGCATTATGTCAATGTGGTAGTGGGTTAGATGATATTATTGACCCAGGGGAATTGGGGTGCGATATATGTATTATTCCTGATAGGGACCATGACCCTGGTGATATTGGTATAACTGGGTTTCCAAATAATAATTTTCCGGGTCAATGTAGGTCAAGTTGTACATTTTTACCTGAAATAGAGGTGGGTTATTTTCTGAATGGGCAAAATATGGCGACATCGGGCTTAGATGAAATATACAATGTTCATTATGTGTCCGAAGAACAAATTGCTACTTTGGGGGCTATCGTTACTTTAACTGGAATTACTAATGAAGTTATGTGGATAGAGTGGGGTTATGAGTGCAGTCCAGTTGTCCCAGTCACACCGACATGTGAAGAACAAGTGGTTTGTAATCCTAATACTAACAATGCGTTAGCTAATTTACAAATTTCTATTGATGAAGCTAATAATTCGTATGAACCACAATTGATGTTACCATCATTTGAGTCTGCTAATTTATTTCCGAGTTATTTAACGGTACATGCAACTGTATATGATTCAAATAATCAATCATCTTCAGGTGAAATTGTATTATTAATACATGGTTCAGATGATAATTATACTTATTGTGAACCAGAAGATGATGGGGGATATTGGAATCATTGGGATTATGACCCATCAAACGGCGCACCTTTACCTGACACTCCACCACCTATAACCGTTTATCTATCTGATATCCCTGGTCTTGCAGAAGCTTTTGAAGATTTGAACCACGGTGTTTCAAATTGTTATTTACCTATTGTAGATTTCATTAACAATAATATGAATGAGCAACCACCATATGGTGGAGATTCAATCGGGCCGTTTCAGGGTTGTCCTGCATTTTGTCCTATGGATAGAGGAGTATCAGATTTTGACTGTTGTGGTGACAGTAATGAAATGACATGTATGTGTGGGCAATATGGTGATTGCAACCATTTAAACAGTTATAAATATAATTTATGTCCACCAGACATACAAGCAATCCAAGAGTTATGGCCATTTGCCATAGATGATATAGGTATAGGTGGTGCATCTCCAGGTAGTCTTGTACAGATACCTCCTTGTTATTATTCTTGTAGTTTAACACCGATTGATATAAGGTGGGCTACATTTTTTAGAGGTAATGATTCTTGTAATTGGTCAACGAGTGTGTCATGGGATGGGGGCTCATTTGATGGTGAGGATTATGGTTGGCCAAATTTAGCTTGTACAGTTTGGGATTGGGATGGGGAAGATTGTATCCCAAATTCTGTTCCAAGTGTTATAACTCACTTTAATCAGTTTGGTAATCCATGTGGTTGGACATATAGTGGGTGGAGAGGGTGCTGGAATTTACCTGAACAAGAATTTGGAGACCAGGCATATCAAGATGCTTTAATTAGTTTCATAGGATTGTTGGGAGAAGATAATTGGACTATTACTGATATTCAAGACCAATTGCCCTGGGGTTTTGCTTTGGAGGGTGGATTGGAAGGTGATTTTGCCGAACCTTTGGATGAAATTCTACAAGAAGAAGCACCATTTAGGCCTGATGTTCCTTTTGAATATGATATTGAATTTAATGACATTCCCATATCCATAGATACAGACTGGCCAGTAGAAGGGTATGACGATGCATGGTTAGATGACCAAAATTGGTCTCAGCCCTCAGATGCTTATGCAGATGTCAGTGGTGGTTTCGATGGTGGTGTATATGACCAGAATGGAGAAGCGATTGCATTTGAAGCTTCAGGGCTTGTACCAACTGAGTGGACGGGTGCGTGGGAAGATTTTTTCTCTTCGGATGTTTATGATGATTTTTTCGAGGCTCAATTGAATCTGTACACTTTGTTTGGTGAATTCCAAGAGTGGGCGGACACTATGCCACCAAGTTTTCAAATGCTGCTTGATATGGCTGAAGTTGATTTTTTCGGGGGGACACCTTCAACATTTGGGATGCCTGAAGGTTATGAGGCTGAATTTCAACCAGGTATAGTTTCTGAATTATTAGATGATATTCAGAATGGTACCCTCACGGGAGATGAGGCGTTAGAAACCCTTCATCAGCGAGCTCATGGGATTATGAGCTATTATTCAGCAGATTATCAAAATTGTTCAAATCCCACTACATGTATTTTAAATGGTGGGCATGGGCCTTACCAGGAGTGATTAATGAGTAAATTTAGAACTATGTATAGGAGAGTAGTAGATAAAATAAACTACCAAGACGGTAGTGGTTATCAATTGGGGAATTTAATTCAATTTAATGGGATGCTACATAGACCAACTAAATTGCGAGTGTCCAATTGGTGGTCATCTTTTTCTTCGACTCATAGTGAGTTGTTAGCAAGATATAATTTTTGGATTACAGGTAATTTTATTGCTAAAGGATTTTCAACTTGGGATATAGATATTGTGTTGACACCTAAAAGTGATAATTATGTTGATGAATTTAGTAATGATGTTATTTTAGCTGGATTGAAAGATGATTTACAGACAATTATACAGTCATCATTCGCTCAACCAGAACCTTTTTTAGTTGATGTGTTTTATTCAAATAATTGGGAACCATGGCCAGATGGGTTGAGCCATCAACAATTTGAAAGTTATGCAGATGAAACTCTAACAGGATTTACAATAATAAATGAAGTTAGTCAGCATGGTACAATTACCCATGATTACGCCAATATGAGTCCAGCACCCGAACTGATAATCCAAGATTTATTTAAAAGAACAACAACCAGATTGTCAGCAAAACATATACTAAAATATCAAAATGAAGGTAAATTTTGGGAAGACCCTATATTAATGAATACACAGGCCCCATCACCTGGTGTGATTAAACCTGATAAAATTCCAATAATATCAAAAAATAAATTTACAGATAATGCTAAGTTTATGGGTAATACTACATCAATAAATAAAAATCAGGGGAAGGTTAAACATGTTAAAAGCAAGTAAAAATAAAAACTTATATACAAAAAATAAACATCAACTTGATAAAAAAAACACAATTCGGAAACAAAATAAAAGGATTAGTGTATCATCAATGAACTATGAAATTAAACAGGTGATTGACACTAACCTAAGACGAAAAACTTTTACACCAGTGTTAAAACGGTTGACGCCTATACCAAAATAGTTGTATATTATGATATGTTACATAATAGGACTTATAACTGGTTTTACTATATCTTATATAATCTTGCATTATTATACAGACCACGATTAATTGTTACAATTTGTTACAATTTAATTGCCGATTTTGTTTGGTTCCAATGGGTACCGCATCGTATATTACAATGTAAGATAAATGATAAACATAAGGGAAATAGATATGGCAATAATAAATAAAGATACAACAAAAAAAATGACAATAGATTTGACAGGTCCTGATGGAAATGCATTTATATTGTTAGGAACTGCTAAGAGATTAGCTAAAGCATTAGGTTTAGACCCATTAGTAGTTACAACAGAAATGACAATGGGTGATTATGACAATTTAATCAATACATTTGATGGTTATTTTGGCGCAATAGTAGATTTAGAACGATAAATAAAGGAATACAATATGTTAGAAACAACAATATTAACAAGTGTAAATTCATCAATAACAAGTGAAGGTATGGTTTATCCACTTAATAAAAGTAATGAACCTGAAATACATAATGGTATTCATATATCAGATTGTACAGATGAATGGATAGAATCATTATCAGAAAATGATTATAACAGAGCAATCAATCGTGGGTTTGAAACTTGTATGCATGGTAACTCGTGGAACTCTGAATGTGATGAATGTGATATAGATGAATATTCAGATGATATGTCAGATTTTGATGATAGTGCCTTAGTAGATGTAGATGGGTATTTACTTTGAGCTTCGGAATGGTGGGAAATAATAACAGTTATTTTAATAATAATTCTAGCAATAATAAAAAATCTAAATTAAGTACAAACGCTGCGCGCAAGGATGAATTTGCTACTAAATATAAGGTTGAAATTGAATGGTTGGTTGGAAATAAAATAGCTCTCAATGAAAAGTTTCTACGGGATATGCTTGATGTGTTACAAACTGGGAATAGACAGTTTACGGAAAAGATGCATACGGCTGTATTGAAATCAATGAAAAATCCAAAGTATGATGAATTTGCTATGATTGAACGCAAAGATAAAATGAAACCTATACTTGAAAAAATTAATCGAGTGTGGGAGATAGTTGCTAAATTGGATGGTGAAAAAGATGATTACTATTTACAAAACTATTCAGCACTTCCATTTGTTAATTCTCTTAAAGAACAATTTGAAAAGAATTATCATTTATCCGAAAAACAGATGACTGCCTTAAATAAAGTCTATGCCAAATACAAAAAAAGATGGGATAAGATTCAGAATGACAAAAGCTAATGATTGGTTAATTGAAAGATTTAATAAACTTAAATATAGGATTACATTTGCCACTGCCGACTCACGCACATCCAGAGAATTAACAGATGTCGAGTGGGTGAAACGACAGCTTGAAGATTTAGATGATGGTGTTGTTTTGTCAGACTTGGAGTTAGTCAAGGCTAATAATCTGTGTAAAGAATATTCAGGTGAAAAACATACATTGGATGACCGGAAATATATTGATATGTGTTTAGAAAGAGATTTTAAAATAAAAGCAATCAAAGAATATAGACGATTGGTTAATTGTAGTTTACGAGAAGCCAAAAATGTGATTGATAAAAGGTATATAGCCATAAAAAATGTATCATCAGTTTAAGAAAAAAGTTATCAACACTGGTTGTTACAAATTGTTACAATTTAATTGCCGATTTTGTTTGGAACCAATGGGTGCCGCATCGTATATTACTATGTAATGAGAATTGAAAAAAAACAACAAATAAAGGAATATTATATGAATATTAAAAACTTAACACCAATCGCATTCTTAATTATGGGTGTGATTATGTTCACATTAGGTAAACTATCTACACCAACAAATTCATCAGTAGTTATAGATGAACCAATGACTTTCGATTATACTATTGAAAGTAATTATGTAATACACGATATTGATTTTGAAAGTGATGCTGAATATATAAAAACAAATTTCAGACCATCTATGAGTATATCAAAGATAAAACATTTATTGATTTATATAGATGGTATGTGTGAACATTATAATCTGAATTATAATTTAGTTAAATCTGTTATATCAACCGAATCAAATTGGAATTATAAAGCCAAATCAAGCGCTGGCGCCGTTGGATTGATGCAGATAATGAAAGCATGTGCTACTGATTATAAAACACCACATAAAGAGATGTATGATCCGTATGTTAATATTACAATTGGTATAAAGTATCTATCTAAATTGACAAAACGATTTGGTAATACACCAACTGCATTGGTGGGGTATAATGAAGGCCCAAGAAATGCTGAAAAATATAAATTTGATTATATCAATGATGCTAAGTATGTCCATAAAGTTATGGATTATATGTTAGCGTTTGAACCAATGAAAGGAATAGCACTCAATGAGTAATAATGTTGATGATAATATACAAGACGACCAAAAAATAATAAGTGATGTTATGCATGATATGTTAGGTGGACTTTCAGACAAATATAATGCATTCACCAAAGATATGCGAGATACAAAATCGATGGGTACTTCTGTTGCAATAATGTCAGCAGAATATTATCAACGATTAATAGATGGAACTTTAAATTAATATGACATATACAACTACATCAAACGGAGCACTACAACACGAAACATCAGGAAACAAATGTTTAGATTTATTTTCTGTAATTGGCAACTTACGGAATTGTAGTCGTACTGATATATTAAAACGATTTGAGGATGCATTCAATGAAAACCCAAAATTAGCTACACAAGTAGCGCATTGGGCAAGAGCAGCAAGACAAGGTTCAGGTGAACGAAATACTTTCTATATTATATTAGACGAAATAGCAAAGTGTTCTCCTGAGTTTATAACTGATAACGCGATTACCTTGGCAGAATTGGGTTATTATAAAGACCTTTTACGATATTTCAACATTCCAGGTGTTGTATCAGCTTTTGCCCGAAGTATTAAATCAAAAGATAGATTAGCGAATAAGTGGGCACCTCGAAAAGGTGTGAATGCTCGTAAGTTAAGAGATGAATTACAATTTACCAACAAAGAATATCGCAAGTGGATTGGTAAATATTCAGATACGGTTGAGGATAAGATGAGCAGTAAATTGTTTAATGATATTAATTATTCATCTGTTCCTGGTGGTGCTATGAGGAAATATAAAGAAGCTTTTATGAAAAGAGATTTGGGTAGATTTGATGAATGGAAGAATGATAAAAACACAACAGCTGCTGTATCAGCCACATATCCTCACCAAATCATGGAGGTAGCTGCTGGTGATGAAGCCTTAGCAGATAAGATGTGGAATAGTTTAGAAGATTTTGTAACTGAAGGTGAAAACATTTTACCAATGATTGATACAAGTGGTTCAATGATAGGAACACCTTTACAAGTAGCTATATCACTTGGTATGTATTTGGCTGAAAAGAATAAATCAGAATTTAAAGATACATTTTTGACATTTAGTGAAAGTCCACAATTAGTTAGATTAGCAGGTGATACTGTCAAAGAACGAATGGGTAATATCAGTCAAGCTGATTGGGGAATGAATACAGATTTTACAAAGGCTTACGATTTAATTTTACAGAGTGCTATCACTTATAATGTAGATAAAAAGTCAATGCCGACTATGCTACTCGTACTATCAGATATGCAGTTTGATGAATCACAAGATAGTTGGAATACACGAGTACCAACAGTTCACTTTGACGATATAAAGGATAAGTTTAATAAAAGTGGTTATGAAATGCCAAAATTAGTTTTTTGGAATCTTGACCAATATAGTGGAACTCAGGCTACAAATACTGAGGATGGTGTTTGTATGGTTTCGGGGTTTTCACCTAGCATTATGAAAGCAATTTTAGGTAGTGAAGATTTTAATCCAATGAGCGTGATGATGGAAGCACTTACATTCATTGATTTAGATTTTACAAATTTACAAGACAAATTAGACATAAACTATAAGCAGGAGATATTTTGATGTTAACAATTTACATATCAGCAATAATAGGATTTATATTTGGTTACTTTACAGCGTGCCTTATGATGATTGCTAAAGGTAACACACGAGCAGACATTGATTACGAATGTCATTCATTCAATAATAAAGATGAGGAATAAGATGAAGAAGTTTTTAATATTAATACTAACAATGATAATATTCGGATGTTCAAATAATGTTCAACAATCTGATGAACAGAACTTTGACATAATTAGGTATGATGTAGGTGGATCAATAAACATATATGAAATTACTATTGATGGGTGTTCATATATGGCATATGAAGGATTTAAAAAAGGTGGTATCACTCACAAAGCTAATTGTTCAAATCATTAGAATATAAGGAATAAATAGAAATGTTTAATAAATCAAAAGAACCCTGGTATGAAACGGCGTGGGATTTTGTGTATTTACCTGTGTATATGTTTTTCAGATGGATATTATGGGAAAACATTAAACCATCAAATTTCAAGCATTGGTATCAAAGAGCAAGATACGGATATTCATACAGAGATGTTTGGAGTATTGATTGGTATTTAGCCGACACCATCCCAAAGATGATTAGAGATATGAAGAAAGACCTCAATGGTTGTCCAGGTGATATTGCAGAAAAATGGAATAATGGTGAAACTGATGATGATATGAAAATGGCAATGTATGACTGGGAAACGATATTAACTAAGATTGCTAATGGATTTGAATTACAATATGAAATTATAAACAACACATTATTTGATTGTCCAAGTGAAGATGAAGAAAAAACAATGCGTGAATTAATGGAAGATAAAGATACATTCAAAGGTTGTAGGATTATGACTTCAAAAGAAAAAAAAGAATTAAATGAGGGGTGGGATTTATTCAGAAAACATTTTATGTCACTTTGGGATTAAATTATGATAACATACACAATAAAAGCAAAAGAAAAAAGTACCGGTAATTCACTAAAAACTACAATCAAGGCTGAAAATGAAATACAGGCTTGGGAATTGTTTTTAGCTGATTATAAAGATAGTTGGGATTTTGAATCAGATGATTTAGTCTTTGTCAAACCTACAAAGCGTTATTCTTATTCAATCGTTGGTATGGGTATATTCTCATTATTGTCAGAATTTTATGAAGCTGGTCGTGTAGAAATTTACGATAGAGAAGATGAAAGTGGATATGCAGTAGATGAGGCTTCGTATTTCTTTCCGAAGTCATCAATGAAAGAATTTTATGATTTTATAGATGATTTAGAAACAGACTTTCCAATAAATCTATCATTTGGCAATCTAAACCAATGTCAAAAAGCAGTTAGTGAAAAATTAGGTATTCCAGTTGATAAATTGAATCATAAAGAAACAATGAGTAAACGCCGTAAACAGAAGAACAACGAATATTTGGAATCACTTAACCCAAAAGAACGAAAACGATTAACAGAAAAGTTTGGTGAGTGGGGAGTTGAAGATTGAATACATCATCTGCAGAGGCAGGACTTGCACTTCTAAAAGAAATGGGTGTTATCACCGAATGGCATGTTGATTTACCCAATGCTGGATATAATTTAATACATCAATATTGGGATAAAAATAAAACACATCCAGTCACAACCAAAGGTTTTTTGAGTATGAAAGTTATACAGGGAATTTCATTACCAACAGATTTAACTCACGCAGTTACAGAGATATTTAGTTTACAAAACAAAGCAATGAAAGAAGCAAACATAGAAAAAATGGTTGAAGGTAAGTTGCATAAGCTATTAGATAGATTACAGAAAATAGATAACGCACCTACATACACTTCATACACCATCAGACATCCAGAATTGATTGGTGCTGAAATAGGTTGGGTAAAGGTAAGATTAAAGTTAATGGAAGAAGGAAAACGATTGACTAAAAAAGATATGTTATCGGCAAATAAACTATGGAGTAAATATAAGTAAGATGGATAGACATCAAGTAGAAGCAACATTTAATGAATGTGTAAATAAAGGTTATTGTGCTAAATGGGAACATCAATCTTGGCATCATAGATATAGTTTAACAGATAAAGATGAAAATTATTTTTATTTGGATGCATCCGATGCACTGTCTTTTGATAAAGATGATTTAACACAAATAGTTAAAGATATGTTCCTCATTGATGATGAACCAAAACCATCAATCAAAAGTGGAAAAGCTATATTTGTATCAACACCATCTGGTGAAAACCATTGGAAGGATTTAATGGAAAATAAACAAGGACTATATTACAGAGTCAAATCAAAATTAGAAAAACTGCATCGTAAAATGGAACATCCTATTGGACCAAATGGTAGAATGTTAGAAGGTATTATGATTAAGTTTGAACGGGATAATAAAATATCAGCTGATGATATGAAAGAGTGTAATAAACTGTGGAAGAAGTATGGTAGTAAATAACTACGATGGAATACGCGAATAGATTATACAGGAGATATAAGAATGATTAAAAAATACAAAAAGAAACCAGTAGTAATAGAAGCATTGCAGTGGACTGGTGATAACTTAATTTCGATAGGACTATTTACTAATGGCTCCTTACGAGGTGGTCAGGTGAGTGATTTATATATTAAAACCTTAGAGGGAGACCATAAGGCAACTATCGGTGACTACATTATAAAGGGTGTAAGAGGTGAATTTTATCCTTGCAAGGAGGATATATTTTTAGAAACTTATGAGGAAGTAAAATGATTAAATTCATAATATCTACAATACTATTCTACATAGGAGATTGGACTTGTAAACTATTACATACAAAACTATTCTTTAATGCTGAAAATAAGTTTACATTTTGGATGGTAGACTTTTATCAAAAATGTATGGAATGGTCATTAGATTTCGATGATGGAAAAGTATGGAAATTAGATAAAACAAAAATACCACAGGGCCCATATTGTTATGATAAAAATGGTGGGTGCCCTTATTATATCCATTCACATAATCACGATGATATATGTTCATTATTAAATATTGATATAATGGATGAAATAAAAGAGTGTAATTTTAATAAAACACATTTAAAAGAAACAGCACCTGAATTGTTTGAAAAAAGAACTGGTATTAAATATCAGAATTGGATTCAAGCAATGGCGGTTACAAAAAAACAAAATAAGAAAAAACAATAGGAGAAACAATGTTAGAAGCAATAGGATTCGCAGTAGTATTTTTAGTTGTAGCATACATTTTTGGTAGTATGTTAGACTAATGAAAATTTGTATAATATCAGATAATCATTCAAACTATGATTTTGAAGTCCCCGAAGCCGATGTATTGATACATTCGGGGGATTTCAGCTATCAGGGAAAACTTGATGAAATGATAAAGTTCAGGAGTTGGTTAGAAAAACAACCACATAAGCACAAGTTATTCATTTATGGTAATCACGAACGGATGGATAAGCAAGAATTATATTGGCGAGATTTTTTAGAAGAAACAGGAGCCACTTGTTTACATAGCACGGAATTACAAATAGATGGATTAAAGTTTTACGGCAGCTCATACACACCAACCTTTGGAAATTGGGCATTTATGATGGATGATGAACAAAGAAAACGATATTGGCAAAACGCACCATATGATGTGGATGTATTAGTGACGCATGGACCCCCACATGGATTGTTAGATACAGTTGATGGACTTGAAATAGAACCAGGGAAACTTGAGCATTTAGGATGTATTCATTTAAGAAACTACATTGAACGAGTTAAACCAAAGTTGGCTTGTTGGGGTCACATCCACGATAGCTATGGTCAGATGACTTTGAAAGCGTGGGAGCCAAATGAACAGAATACATTATGTGTAAATGCTTCATTATTAGATGAACAATATAAAATGGTGAATAAACCAATTGTAATTGAATTGTAACAATTTGTAACAATGTAAAATAATGTTAGGAACATATACCAAAAATGTCTTATATTATAGTATAAGATAAATGATAAATAAGAACGATTAAAGGAGAAATAAAATGAAATATACAAATTTTTGGTTTTGGTTTGTTAAATGGTTTGTGCCGAAAACAGTGAAATACTATTGCTTTATGGATATTATGGTTCATTCTACAACTGGAAAATATGGAAAAACCATCGTCCCTGAATTGACAGGGATGGAAGCTATTGAAAGATACGCTAAAGATAAATTAAAGGAGAAATAAAATGAAATTATTAGACATAGCTATGATGTTCAATTTAATTGTATCAGTTATATATGTACTGATAAATAAATATGATATAGCAACCTATCACCTTGTTTCTGTATCATTAATTATGAATTATAAGTTATTAAAGGAAAAATAAAATGAGTGATAGACAAAAATTATTAGAAGATGCTATTGAGTTAATTGAAGATATTATTAGCTATGTGCCTGACTACTTTATGGACAAGTATAAGTACGAAGAAGATTATGATTCAATTATGAAGAGATATGAGGAGATAAGGGAGGAATAAAATGAGCTACTCAATAGAAATGAGAAACGAAGATGGGAGCAAATGTCAAGTACCAAACCATACAGAAGGTGGAAACATTGTAGCAGGTGGTACAACTGACGCAGATATGAGTGTTACATATAATTACTCTTGGTTTTATTACAAATATTTAGATAAAGACAAAGGATTAAGATGGTTATATGGAAAAACAGGACACGAAGCTACACATAGATTATCAGAAGCAGTCCAAGAGTTAGGTACTAATAGATATATGAAAGACTATTGGGCAGATACACCTGGGAATGCTGGGTGGGCCCTAAATGTGTTATTGGACTGGGCTATCGTAAATCCCGATGGCTTTTTTCGAGGAGATTAATTGAATGAGTGACTTAGGAATAGGAATGGTTTGTGCAACAATATGTTTTTGTGTGTTTTGGGTAGGTATAGTTGTCATAGATTACACTACGGAGAAATATAAAAATGAATAAAAAAGTTAGAATAGTAAAACAAACAGATGTAGATGGTGAAGTCCTTTATATAATTCAACAAAAGCACTGGTTGTTTAGGTGGATGTGGGTTTCAGCAAGTATTAATAGTCCAGACTTTGTTTACCGTGTCGACTGTTTTACTACATTGGAAGAAGCTAAAAAACATTTATGTTATTTCGATGGAAGTAAAAGTATGCATGAGGTGGTTTATGGCGATGAATAAACTAACAGAATTAGCTAACAATGGGTATGAAGATTTAAGTATGTCTGAAACTAAATTGATTGAATTTGTAAAAAAATATTCATTTGAATTTCCATTGTTGATTGATGGGAATAAAGTATGGATTCATATTCAAAACAATATCCCAAATGATGATATATTATTTGAAACAAATATTGGTGAAAATACAGAGGTTATTGAAAATGAATAAAGCAACACTCAAATTCAACAATGGAAATGGAGCATTACTTTGTAGTGGGTGTAGAGTTATACTT